CTATCGTTACTCGCTTTACCCTCGAAAACGCAACCGCCGAAGTCCAGGGCGTTACGCTTACTTACGGCGAAATTCTCGCGAAATTCTCCGGCGTTCGCTTAGGCGAAGAAATTAACGACGCGACGGTAATCGAGCAACTCGCTGCTTCTCGCTTAGAGCGCGACGAAAACGGATTCTTCGAAGTCGATGCGGAATTAAATTTATGCGGTAAAACGGCGTTTATTAACGAGTTCGAACTCGCCGTTTTAGTCAATTACGATAGCAAAGCTTATGCCTTCGCCCTCGAATTAATCGAAGACGACGAAGAGTAAGAGAGGATTTTTAGAGCGTCGTGCGCGGCGCTTTAATAAAATTCTTTCGCGCCTAGCGCCCTAACAAATAGGAGTTTATTATGGTTAGCTTAAATCGCTTTTCTACTAGCGGCGACGTTATCGCAACTAAGACCGCCGACCTCGTTGCATTTTATAATGCAAATTCCGGCTCTAAGCCGATTAAGAAATTTGCGGACCGGCGGACCGCCGAGACTCGCGTAATCGCGCTAATCGAGTCCTTAAACGCGCTCGATGAGCCGTCCAACGAATCGCCCATCCCCGACGCGAAGTCGCGTGAGGAAGTGTCCAGCGATGTAAAAACGCATAAGGCGCGTGCGGTCGTTAAAAAGGCCGAGCCGACTCAGGAAGAACTCGACGCGATGACCGACGAAGAGTATGAAGCATTCGTTAAAAGCGGCCTAAACGATAGTGCAAATTGCGTAGTGCAAAATGGAACTCCTTCCCATCGCCGTTCGAATAGCGAAGGTATTGCAAAAAGTTGGGATAATAAGGAAGTGGCGCAAAAGCGTCTCACCCGTAACGGCGTCATGGTCGAGGGAGTAGGCGAGTTCAAATCGGTCCGCGTAGCGTTCGCCGCGCTGGGATTACCGGATAGCAAGCACATTCGCTTCCGCATGAAACTTAAGGAAGCTGGACGCTTGAACTTTGAGTTCGGCAACAAGTCCTACACCTTCCAGATCATCTAATCGAATGGCGGCCCTTCGGGGTCGCTTTTCATAGTGCAAATTGGTGGCTTATGAATACGCTTATTCTTATCGCTACGTTGTCCATCGGAAGCGGTCGCACCTTATCCCTTTACGACCATAGTGCAAATTGCGTTTACCCAACGCGCGTTGCGGCGATAGTTAATAGTGCAAATCGAATGCTATTCGAGACTTGTTGGCGGGTTGATAACGAGAAAGGACGCATCGTCTTAGGTTATAGTGCAAATCTGCTGGTGGAGTCGTTCGACTGGACGGCTGAAGGTCGTAAATTGTTACGTAAAGTGACTAAAAGATGACTTATAATAATACACTTTCTAACGCGTTTATGGTTGCAACCTTCCCAGTCGTATTACCGATGGCCCTAGAAGTGGAGAAAACGTGTTCTAGGGCCATTTTATAGTGCAAATTGGCTAGTGGCGGGAGAATTGCTCACCCTCTTTGGCCGCCTCTCCAAAATCCTTGTAGAAATCATCCATGGAACGGCCCATTTTACTATTGCCGTTTTCATCAATCATTGTGATGCCGTAGATGATATTCAGTTCACGAATGGCATTAAGCTTGGCTGACGCCGCGACTTCTGGATCACGCACAAGCTTCACTAAATTGTGGATGGAACTCTTTACGCTCCACAATTCTTTCAATGGCATCTCTTCCATACGCTTTTTGTAGCGCATCTTGTAGTACGGATTGCGCTGAGTGCAGAGGATTCGCTGGCCAGTGTAGTTATCGGTCGCAACCTCCATGCCAAATACTAGTGCAAAAGCTGCGCGCATGTCATGTCCCTGAATAACAAGGTCAATGAACTCATCGAATAACGCCTGATTATGCTCTGCAAATCGTGGGTCTTCAAAGTCTTCAGGCATTGCTACATAATCTTGACTCATAGTGCAAATCCCATAGTGCAAATTAATAGTGTGAATTATACAATGATTGAACATTATATTCAAGTGCAGATTGATGTTCAAATTGGCTGTAAACGTACATAAATCATAGTGCTGAATGAATATCGGACCGTGGTGCGTGGTGTACTGTTTGATACGTATAAAAGAAATCCATCCCTTTCGCCGCTTGTTATGCAAATCAATGACTTAGCCGCAGCTGGCTGGTTGAAGCGTATCATGACGTATCATCCGTATCGCCGCAAGTCTTTGTTTTTATTTATATCTTACGGATAATACGTATAAATATAAGTTTAGTATAAGTATGAGGATGTAGAAAAAAATTAATTTAAATTAATTCAAAATGGAGTTAATTGTTTTTTTCAAAGTTGTATAAAGTATAGCGGCGACGCGTATCATCCGTATCATCCGTAAGATGTACCACTGAACCCAGTCGCGGCGCACCATAGAAGTGTGTGGAGTGAACTACGGATAGGTCCAAATCTTACGTCATTATACGCTTAAATTCTATGCGTAAGGTTAGCCAGCTAACTATATCTCCTTTTTAATTTCAAGCGGCAATCCCAGAGACGGCGCAGCCTACAGGCCCACACACCACGGTACACGCCCCAAAACCTAGTGATTCCCTCTCCAATACCACAACACCACAGTACAATATTCTTCCAAATTCGCACACATATTCAAGACACAAAAATCACGTCACAATACTCACACCCCCACCATCCTCTAATAGATTTACACAAATCAATCGCTTTATCCGATAATAAAGACTCACAAGCAACAAGCAAACAAAAAGGGCCAATCGGCCCTCTTAACATTAATCACTATTAAAATATAAAATTCTTCACTCCAAGCCTTTTAAATTCCTTCCTTATCATCATATTAAACTTCTTCAATTTAGTTTTATTCATCCTTAAAGGATTGTAAGTGAGTACCTCTTCTATTACTTCCTTACGCATCTTTGAGCGCATATTAGTTAAGTAATAATTCTTGAACATATTAATAAGGTGATTGGCTTCCAGCTTAAGCTCAATTACTTCTTCCGATTCATCAAGCTCAAGTAATCCTTTTTGCGTAAGAATATCTCTTAATATATTCTGGCACTTCTTGCAATCACCTTTACCTAAAAGCGAATCGATATAATCGCCGCTGACGCGCTCATCACCGAAATATGTTGCGCGACCGCAAAGGCTTTGCACTTCTCCTTCGTCAAAGTAATGCGCACGATGGCCCCACTTCGGTATGGCCCAACCAGCGGCGATAAGCTTGTTACCCATCACCCCTCCTTAACGACGCGATAAGCAATGATGTCGCTGCCCTTTAACGCGCCTATATGGCCCCAGTGAAGATGGTCAGAGAGTCTTGACAGTACTTTATCTCCTCCATTGCGCAGCTTGTATTCAACCATCTTCCCAGGCACCGGATTATTGCCACCAAACCACACGGTCCACGCTTCCTCCTTCGGCGCATCAACGTCCACGCCTATAGTAGCAACAACGTCATGCAACTGCTTAACGAGCGCCGATGCATCACGGACCTGCGAGCGTAATGCAACCAACTCGCGTTGCGCTTCACTGTATTTCGCTTCCAGCGCGGCGTAGTCCTCATATGCAACAAAACGTCCTTCGTGACTTTCTGGAACAGGAGTGATGTCGAAATCTTCTGTCGCCACATCGTATGTCAGGTCATAACGTTGTATCATTTAACTTCTCCAAAATTTCAATAGCGATTTGCGTTTGCTTCTCAAGAGCAAGACGCAACATGTCAATTTGCAAGTCACGATGGGCCAGTTCAGCAGCGATGTCCGCCTTGCTGTAAAGTCCTTCATGCGTCATGGCAAAGATGTGGCGCGTATAATAGCCGCCCTCGTCGAGTTGCTCGATGTCACGCTGCCCGACTGCGTATTGCTTATCGGTCATGATGCATCCTTAGTTGGATAGAATTTAGGGTTGTTCTTATAGAATGCCTTGAGCCATGCCTTTGCTTCGGCGATGCTGCTGAACTCTTCCTTGGAGAGTCCGGTGCGGTCCTCGCCTGCGACCTTGAAATGGATGCGCACCTTGAGCCGAAGGTTGGTTGCTCTCGCGTAGTGGCCTTCATAGCCGTCATGGTTGAGACTTACTATCGCGGCGAGCATCTCGCAATCTTCTTTATCGGGATTGCCGCTGTAACAAGTCGGCCAGCCGCGACGTTGGAATGACCTGTATTGGCCTGTTGGCTCAGGGTCCACGTACCATTTCAATTTCATTCGAATTTCTCCGTTTCTTTAATGCACTGTAACACTTCTTCAAGGCCCACTTCAACTTGAACATCGCTGTGACGCATCTCATCAATGAAGTCATCTTCACAGCGTATCGGGTTGTGCATCGTTAATATTTCAAATACCTTGACGTGACTTACCAAAGGCAGAAGGTGCTTCCTTACTAGTTTGATCAAAACATCGTGGGAGTCTTTGTCTTTTAATTCTGATTCAATATTGTTTTCTTCACAGAAAAGTGACACAATGTCGCCATCCATGAATCCGAACTTAGATGCAAGCGAACGCGCCTGCAAGTGAAGAGTTTTCATTTGACCTTCTCCAATTGGAATCTTGCTTCTGGAAAGCCTGCGACAAACATGTCACGGCCCTCGACATCACGCTTCACGAACCAACGCATTCCGCTGACTACCGTGAAGACAATTTGCCTTCCATCAATAATAAGTCCTTTTGCCTCATAAAGCAAATAAGTCTGACCGACTTTGAAGCTTAACATATCCTTGCTTGTGCTGGTGCACTTGAGCCGCCACTGGGTGAGATTTGATTCGCTTGCTTCGATGTCAACAACCTTACCGCGCAGCGACGATGTGCGCTGAAGCTCTTGCATTTGCTCGTCGAACGTGAGTTCACGGCCTTCTTGCTCTTCCATTATTCCTCCACGACGCGATAAGCAATGATGTCATAAACGCTTCCGTTGTGCTGCCACAGCCATCCTTCTGAATTGGATGAATAAGAAGACTTCTCTTCATTCCTCCACATCAACATGACCTTCTTACCAGGCACCGGATTCTTGCCGCCAGCCCATTCAATCCAACCTTCATGAGATTCTTCGGGCTTCTTCAAGTGCTCATGCTTCTCACCGATGTGGGCGACAGGTTGACGGCTTCCGTAATAGAATGCCAACGCAACGTCGTAGGATGGATGGGTGTTGGATAAGCAAATGTCATCACACCAAAGCTCCATGGTGCGCGACTTAAGCGTCATCATATTAGTATACCACTCGATGGTGTAGTGGTCGTTAAGGTTGCCGACAATATAGAAGTTGCGGCAAAAGTGCGCAGCGTCATCCGACTTCTCGCGGCTATAGCTTCTGATTGCGCCTGCCTTTACAGCCATTTCCAATACTGCTTCGAGTTGTTCGATTTTCATTTCTTTACTCCTAGTTCAATTTGATAGCCGATTGACAATTCATTTTCGCCGATGTTGAATGCATCAACGGGCTGCGACATCACCGCCTTTAAATATACCTTCTTGCGCCGCTTTGCCTTGTACAAACAACGGTCGCCGCTGCGGTTGTAGATGTTAAGCCAGGTGCGCTTACTGATCTTATAAGGCACATGCGGCTTGATGAATAATAAACGGGCCTTAAGATTGGATGTCATAGTATTCACTTCCCTCCAAACGTTGCAACACGGATGTCGCGACGCGAAAAAGTCAGAACAGTGTCAAGGCTGCCAGCACAGGTTATGAATATATCGTCTGCAACAAGGTCATACCCGCCGACGCAAAGAATAAATGTGTCATCGCTATTCTTTAATAGCATGATTGCTGCAACACCGTCCTTTTTATTCTTAAAGAAGAATACTGGCTCACCGCCTTCTTGCGTCTCCTTGAACTCTTTAATTGCACCACAGTTCACGGCTTCTTGCAAAGCATTCAAAACCTTTTTCTTCATTGCTTCGTTACTCATAATCAATTCTCCTTTGCTTGATGAACTAAGTATAATACAGGCAAATAAAAAGGCAAGCATTTAGCTCACCTTTTTGAATTAAATATTCTTCGCCTCTTCGTGGAGGCCGACCGACCTTAGTTTTCGTCGCAAGTAAGCTTTCTTTTCACTCTCCCGCCCGGCTGGAGTCACGCGCCAGCGTAATGTGTTCTCCAGATTCTTGCGTCGGTTGTGCTTGTCGAGTAGCTCTACCAGTGCCTTTGCGTCGTCGAGTGTTAATGCCACGGGCCGCGACCCATTAACGGCTTGTCGAAGCTTCCGCGCGGCAACGGCTAACTTAGTCATCGGACCTTTGTTCACGGCAACTCCTTATTCATAGGCGTGATAGACAACACCTTTACGTCTGTGATGTCACGGTTGTATTCGCGCTTGATTTGTAGAATCTGGGATTGGATGCGCGCGATAAAGTGCCACGTGATGCCTTCCTTAACGTTAATCCAGGCCGCAAGCTGAATTGAATCGATTTCACTTCTCAATGTCATCGGTCTGTAAGCAGCACTTTGTGCACCATAAGCAGGCTGTGTATCGTAAGCTGAATACTTGAATGACACCAAGAACATTCTTTCTTCAAGCTGACTCTCGCTATTAGGATTCTTATCACAATTAGCCATGTGTCGCAAGAACTCTTCATGCGGAAGATGCATCACATCGTGACAATACGGACAACGTTTCATTCTCATTTTACACCTCATGCAAGAAAGACAAAGATTTGATGCAGACTATTTCTTTTCCAGATACTTCCTTTATTGTATCCAGCAGGCTTTCATACGCCTTTTTGGTGATCACCATTTCTTTCGTGGTAACGATTCCTGTTGCGCCTGAGCCGTCGTCTGCTTCCGCGTGATAATGATAATAGTAACGCGTCGAATTTTCAGGATTAGCTTCACAAACGTTAACGTGATGTAAATATTCTTCAACAGGAAGTCGCATAGTTAACAAGCAATGTGGGCAGCGTTGCACCTTCATTTTGCATACTCCATAGCATATTGCTGCAGCTTAAACGCAGCCTTTTGTAATTGTTTGTGACGTTCAAATAACGTCTCACGCTTTTCAGCAGGGCAATCGGCGCGAAGCATTGTTATGGCAACGCTTGACATAGCATTCAATAAAAACTGAAAACGAGACACCATTCTCAGCTCATTACGCTTGTTGAAAGACAGCTTACCCAGCGCGGCATTCATAATTGCACCTCGACACACGATTCACTAGCCTTGAATCCCCAGCCTTCCAGACCGACTTCGCCGCAGTAACGCGCCATTGCACGCTCATCCAAGAACCAACCGTGATATTGCTCTATGTACTTTGGTTTTTCTGAATAACAGTGAATGACTCCGTCGTCATCAATGGCCACGTAACGCGTGCCAGGCGCGACTGGTACAACTACGTTTGGGTGGACGATTGGCCAAGGCTTGATGTGTACGGCTGTGTCTAACTTAACGTTTGGCACCCTTGAAAGGTCTTTGTAAGCGCCCTCGTCCATTCCTAAGTAAATCATAATTCACCTCGCTTGTTAGTCTTGATGAAAAGAGTATAAGTATTGATAAAAGAAAAGGCAAGCATTTAGCTCACCTTTTTGATATTCATTTTACATAGTGGAGTAGGTCAATCTCTATCTCGTGCCTTGTCCTTGTTATCTTTGTATCACCCGTCCTGTGGGAGACTTGATGGAAGAAAGAGTCTTTGTGAGCGCATCGTTCAAACATCACGCTGGCAAATCTGCAGCCGCATATTGCATCAAGCTTTGCTCCGTTAGACAAAAGGTTGAATGTCAATACAGTGTTATCCATCCTTGCATTTTGCTTGATGCAGGACTTTAAGAAGGCGTAAGAATCGGCAAATGATTTGTGCCTTTTACAAATATCTTTAACCTTTTCACGCTCATGCGCGGCGAGTATCTGATCACGTGTCATCACTGCACCTCTGTTATTCCGGTAATGCGAACGATTACGGTGTCATCTAAATTGAACTGCTGCCGCGCGACGCGCTTGATGTCGTCCTTAAGGTCCGCAATCAACTCCCTTGTTAACACTGTACGCTCTGAGACGTCATATTGAACGTCAAAGGTATACTCGCCATAAAATACCGCGCCATTGGGAAGTTGTACGACATAGAATGCCATGTACATTGCATTGATATAATCTTCCATCATACATTCTCCACGGGTCGACGAATGAGTTTGCGTAATCCTTCGGGCCAGACCTTCTTGATGACGGCCTTTGCTGGGCTGGATGAAAGCTTCTTCAGCTTCAATAGGACACATCCTTCATCATCGTTCGGTTGCACCTGGATAACGACTCGCGCTTGTCGGTCGATGACCATGACATCCCCAATGCGAATGTCTTTTACCAACACGCCCATCTCCTTCGTGCCGGATACGCCATTGATGTGATCAAAACCTTTTCGCAGCGGTTTCATTATTTCTTCTCCTGCCATTTCTCTGACACGCTTCTTAATCTCTGCGCCAAACAACACTTCGTCTTTAACATGAGCCATGGTCGAGTACCTTATAGAATTTAGTGGTGAATCGCTCATCGCCATAGTAGCGATACTTGCCGCCGCCAGTGTTATCAAACCTTACCCATTGAATTAAAGTCTGGTCAGCGTCGTGCGACACGTAAATCACCCGGCCATTAACAGGAATTGCGCCCTCTTCCGCGTCCTTGCTTATGATTGAATCGCCGTTCTTGATGTCAAATATGTCAATCGGCTTAAGGCGCGGCTTTTTATCAACATAAGTTTGAATAGGAACTCTTACGCAACGTGATTGATGATGGACAAGTCTTTCAACATGCCTTTTGGTTGGCGGTAAAATCTCGAATGACTCAACGCCTGCAAACTCGCTGTCGATAAATTTATTTATTTTCATCCTTAATGGAATTGGGACGTTACATTGACTTGTTGCTGCTAAAATAATTGCTGCTTCTGTTTTACTTAACATTAAAGGGCGATGAATGATCATAATTAACCTCTGATTTGTGACACAAAACGTTTATAATGTTCTTTGGCTAAGACGCGTGCGCGCTCTTTCGTATGGCCGCTGGCTTCAAGTACGCGACGAAGCTGCTTGATTGCGTCTGCTTTACTAACCTTGTTATCGTTAAACTGAAATTTATTCATGCTTCACAAGCCGCCTTAATTTGACGTGGAGTAACGATGACTACTTCACCAACCAGTGACTTGTCATCTTCTTTTACCGTATCGATTCGAACGCGATAGTGATTGCGACCGCGTGAATCAGTAAGGTATTGATCCAGCTCAAGGATGGTGCCTGCGCGCATATTCTGTCCTGACATCCAACGGATACGGTCGCCAGCCTTAAGAGTTTTCTTTCTCATCTTCAACTCACTTATAGTATTTAAACATAGCCGCGCAAAAATCCTGCATGGCATTCTTAATTTGCTTCTTGAACAACGGGTCATGCATCGTTTCAACATTCGTCTTAATCCGAACGTGACCGATAACATCAAACGCAGTTGCTGGCATCGGCTCATAGATTTCATGATCGTTCAAGATTATATCTAGTCTTGACTCAGAAATCACGGGATAATTCTTTCCAGCAGTAAACTGGTCATCAATCGATAACGTGCACTTGACAAAGAATACTTTGTATGTAGTAATCATAGTGAGTCCTTCGGGCCGCAGTAGCGCCCGTCCAGGTAGCGGTCGTATTGGATTAAAGCGAATGTTTTCAACGAAAGGTTACGGCGCTTAAACAGGTGACCAGTTGATGGATTCTGCTCGTGCGCCGTTGGATAAAGGCGTGTCAGGTAGTGGATGAGGACTTGTAAAGCTCTACGTTGCTTTGTTATTCTCCCTTGTGTATTCATGGTTGAATCTACCCTCTGTCAATATCCGGTCGTGGATTACTATACCAGTACAGCGCAGGCGGTTGGCATTGCTTCGCGCCTTTGCTGCTTGATGAGGATTGAACAAGCCAAACAAACTAGCCTTAAAGGCAAACTGGTAATATTTGATTAAAGTACTAAGTGCTAACTCAATCCTGTCTAAATTAATCATAATATCACCTCGTCAGAAAAGCAAATATTTTGATGATAATTATCCTGTGGCCTGCATATTGCGTACATACTTCTGCTCTAATGAATAGATGAAGTCGGCGACCGTCAATCCTTTTGTGTGCCACTCATACATTGTGTAGCCTGTATTCAGGAAATAGCCGCGCACCTTGTCCATTGCTTCAGCTTCCTCCATGGAAGCCATCAGCGCGGCGACGTTATCATAAGAAGGCACAAATCCCTTCTTGCGTAGCGCATTGCGCAAATCTTTAGTTCTGAATCCAATCTTGCACAGGTCATCACGGCCCGTTGAAGATGCAACCTTCGGCAGTGCAAGGAACTCTTTGAGGAACATCGAGATGTTCAGGTCGCCTGCATCATCAAGCTTCTGGAGTCGGTTGCGACCGCGACCCTTGAATTCACTTGCACGAGGGTGAGCGCCAAAACAATGCGCCCCTTCCAATTTAGGGTCGATGATCATCAAATCTTTGCCTACGCGCAATTCAACGTAGTAAAGGTATGTCTCATCGACAAGCTTCGTGCGTTTACAGGTGATGGAGTCCTTATCGTACCCAAAACCACGCAACACGGTTGAAATCATCCGGTTCATTTCTTCTCCATGAACGTCACTCTCTTTGTTCAGTTCACCGAGATGTTGAAAGAATTTAGCGATGTTGATTGCTTTATTCATCAGAATTCATCCTTATCTCTTCCTAAAGAACGTTTGCGTTCAATAACCTTCTTCAAGAATTCAATATCTTCAGGGTCAGACTCGTCGCGGATAAGATACGCTAAGATAGTCATCAAATCAGAAATGTATTCCCCTGCTTCATTCTTAATCAGCGGCGTAAAGTAACCACGCTGGTTGCGATAGGTTGCAGGCTCAAATCCAAGCTTCGACATGTGCGGCGCAAGGGTACGTGAGAAAGGCGACTTGCCGCACTTAGCTCTGAATCCCATAGCGATTGCACCACTGGTGATGTGCCAGCGTCCGCTGTGATGTCGGTCATAAGGCGCGGTGATGACGACTTCAACAAGGTCGTTGTCGACCATCTCGTCACGGATAACGCCGCGAGCGCGTTCCATTTCGTTCTTGCTGAACTCAGTAAGCATACGAGATGTCTCACCGACAAAGGCGTTATAACCTGCTTCGCCGTGCTTCTCCATCCACGCAGCGCACTCAGCCATCAGCTGCCAAACGTCTTCTTTCAAAGTTGAAAGGTCAGCTTGGAAGTCTTTAGACCAGTTCGGTTGCCCGTCCTTGTCGGCGAGTTGGCCAACAAAGATAGGATACACACGACGGTTGCCTGTATCGTCACGTTGCATGCCTGCGTATTCGTTGCCGTCCATGATAGCAATCCACTGGCGTGGTTTAACCTGCGTGTCTTCAAATTTGAAGTCCAGGTCATCTTCCGTCTTAGTCAGGAATGCTTTCATGTTTTCGATGTCGGCCTTTTTAAAGCCTGTCATCTCACCAACGTTCGCGATAATTGAGCGACCCGTAATAGCTCGCAAGAACGGGTTGAAGTTCTGCGCGGCCAAGTTCAACGGAATCGGTGTTGCGTGGCGGTCGTTCATAATAGCTTCGCAAAGTAGCTTACTAAAATAACTCTTCCCTGCGTTCTGGCCGCCGATGAGCGCAATGGAGATTGGCGCTTGACAGCCAGGGTTGGTCAGGCGGTTATAGAGCGATAGCCAAAAATACACACCGATTTGTCGGTTTAACTCTGTATCGAACGGTCGGAATAGCTCGATAAGGTATTTCTCGATGCGCGCAGTGCCGTCCCATTCAGGAAGCTTCTTGTAGAAGAAGTCCATCAGGTCGTCGCGCTGATAACGCATGGCCCATTCCTTATAGGATTGAGCGACCTGACGTGAGTTTGGGTTGGACAGACCTGCTGCGTCGACAGCGGCAACTATCTCTGTGACTTCCAATGTACGGTCGGTGAATGTTTCGCCGCGATGGTCGACTAAGCGTCCACGAAAAGTATCTTTGTGAGGGAATGGGACAATGCCGCTTCCCTTATCAAACAACGCGTCGAAAACCGCATAACGGTTCATGTCACTCGTCCGGTCCGCCTGAAGAACAAAATCATCTTTCGTCGGTTTGTAGTGAGGGAACTTGATTACCTGAAGTGAGGCGAGCAAACGTGCTCTTTCAACCAAGTCTTCTTCGCCGTAGCACTCCATGCGCTCTGCATCTTTCTCAACAGCCTTATGCTGGAGGCTGATTTTAGCTCTGGTGCCTTGCTGCTCTGCCGCTTGCATCTCTTCTGACACACCAGCGTCTTGAATTTCGTCAAAGATTGCACCAAATTCATCACCTGTATCCTCTGGAAGATTGTCATGTTCAATTGACATTTAATCCTCCTGATACGGCTTTGTTATATTGTTGCATGGATATATCCTTTCAGGGTGCGGTAAATAAACGCCAGAAATCTGGCGTTGTATATTAATATAGTAAAACTCAGTTTAAAGCAATATAACTGGTGAACTATCAGCAAGGAAATTGGTCAGCGTATGCCTTTCTCAATTTGTTTACTGACTGAACAGAATGAAGGTATTGGCAATCGGTGAAGATGCGGCGCAAACAATCCATAGAAGACAGGTCATCGTTAGTAACCACCAGAATCTCTTCCGAAGGGCAACCAGCTTCTTTGGCAATCTCATTAAGATTTGAGCCATTAATTTCTTCAACACGTTTCACCTCATCGATACCGTAAACATCAACGGCAACTTCGATGTCGTCATCGCTGATATTCTCACCATAAAGAATTACAATATTCATTTACTCACCCCTGCCAAATAATGTGCCATATCCAATACATATAATAGCCCCAGGATGATAACAAGGGAAATGATTAATGTGTATTTCTTTACGGCTTTCATATGTATCTATACCTAAATTTACTGTTGAGGATCACCGATGGAGTCTGTCGCATCCCATTCAACGCGTGCTGTACGTTCTGCTGGTGGACAACCTTCTCCGGCGTAAAGCTCCACCACACCTTCGTGAGAGCAGCACTGGCACTCTACAAGGTCGCCGTCCTCCCAGGCACCTTCTTCTGCATTGCGATGCTGCCGCACCTTGATCACATCGCTTGCACAGTTAGGACAAGTCGAAAGACTGCTTGTGACGTTCCAAACGAACTCGTTGCGGAAAGCACCCATGCTACACCTCTTGATCTCGCTGTTGTTGAATCGCGGCTGCAGCTTCTTCAAAATTGACGGGCTCAACGGTAAATGTCGCGCTGACAGTGAAGTTGTTAATCGTCAGCAAAGTATTGAAACGCTCTGCATTCAGATTCATCGCCACGTGCGTCGACACATTAAGGATTGCACCAACGACTTCTTCCACCGCATAGCCTTTAAACAGAGGAAGAATTTCATTGACAAGCTTCAGCTCGTTCTCCACGCGAAGTTTTTGTGCTTCTTCAGTGGTCATCATTTTTGGTTCGTTCATTTTTATTCCTTAACAAATTCAGAGTAGTGTTTGGCCGCAGCCGATTGGTGGTGAGCCATGACACCTTCAAGGGTGGGAAGCTCTACGTGCTTAGGTTCTAACGAATTTAACAGACCTTCAAGCTCGATGTTCAATTCTTCGCTTTGCATAAATCACCTCTGCTTCAGTTCATAAAATGATTATAGTTGCTAGAAAAATAAAAGCAAACTATTTTATGCCACCTGCGCGACGATTTATCATATCAAGTTGATTCTCAATATAAGGCATGACTACTGCTTCAACAAAAGCGGTCCAGCCTTTCTTGCCTTCACCTTTCCGGTGACAGTCGTGAGCGCAACCGAAAACGAATTCATGTTCAGCGCCAGGGATTGGGCCTCGAAAATAAGCGCCGTATGGGTCGCCGTTGGTGTGCTCTTCACCCCAAGGACAGATGATGCGGCATTTACCTGACATGTTTTCAACCACATCGCCATCGGACCCTTCGCCCATCTTATTGCGCGCAAGGATTTGCTGGGCTATTTTATACCAAACAGCATCATATTTGTATTCGTCAACGTCGATTTGAATTTCACGCTTTTGCGGCATAACGACGTGGAAACCGAAGGCTTGGCAAATCTCTTCGATTGTGTAGCGCAAGGAATAGTCTGCATGGACAAGTCGGCAGCGGAACGGGTCGCCGTTCTCATCGACATATTTATAGGGGCCGTCGTGAGTCACACGCTTGTTGTTGATGCACCCAGGAACACGGCCCACGCGCGTCACGTCTTTAATCGTGTTGTCGCCGCCCTTCTTGAGTACCATGTTTACGAAAGACCCAAGGAATGCTTTGAACTGAATAAGATGGTCAATCGGTTCTTTAAAGAAGTACCACAGCTGATGGTTGTTCGGCGAAGTCTCGACGATGACGGTTGGTTTTAGGCGCTCGAAAAAGAATTCCAAATCTAAATCGCCCTTTGACCCTTTACCGTGCCCAATGTCGTCGACCATCATCGCCATGCCATGACCAAAGGCCGATTCCGTGCGCCAGTATCGCATCTCGCCTGTCTTTGGGTTGGGAGACTTACGCATTGAACTTATGCAGGCGTAACCGTTCTGATGTTGCATCAGCGGCTTGCCAAGCTTCCAAGGCTTAGGCCAGAAGCTGCTGTTAATCTTTTTGCCGCGCTCGTCAGTCTGCACTGTTGCTTCAGGCGCAAACACGGTCATGACGCGTTCATCTTCTGGAATGCCTCTTTGGAGTTCCGTCAAAAACTCTTCGATTATTTTTGCTTCTTCTCTTAAACTAGCCATCTTTCTTTCCTTCGGTGATCAATACCTGCAGTATAATATTGAGTGATACAAAGTCAACAATATTTACCATTTAGTTCACAATTTCGATTTACTTTGCTTTATACTATATCTGCAATTATACTATCAGAAAATATTTCCGCACTAACAAAGGTCGCCTGAAATGAACGAAAAAGATACGAAGCAACGCGAACGTGCAACACACGTCGGCATCGTTGAGTCCTTCCTTAATACAAGACTGAATTCAAGTCTTACAATTATGCGATTCCTGGGTCAACCAGACAGAATCAAATTCATCTTTGCCGCAAATCCGGTATCGCTTTACATCCCTGTTGAATCCATGGCGTACCTGGTGCGCGACGAGCAAGGGTGGAAGATACCAAACACGACTGTTTTCTTCAGCCACGTTGACGGTGAGATGTTTGAACGAAAAGAAGATTGCCATTTTATTCCAGTATATCTGGACCTTGAAAGCGTAGTGGAGTTATAATGAACATTCCAGAATTTAATAATGAGCCAGTGATTCAGTTCAACGCGCAACAGATTGATGCCATCGAAAAGGCCGTTGCATGGTACAAGCGATTGCAGGACGGTAAAACGACGAAGCGCGTGTTTTTCATCGCTGGCTATGCAGGAACAGGTAAAACCTCTATTGCGCGTGAGATTGTGCGCCGTTGTGTCGGTGAGTACGGTGCCATTTATATTGCGCCGACCGGAAAGGCCGCCAGCCGATTGAAGCAGAAAGGGTGTCGTGGCGCGAAGACCCTTCACCAGTTCATCTATAACGTGCGCGGCGTAAATGACGACAATGAGCCAATATTTTCGAGAAAGTCAAAGCTGGACGAAAAGCCGCATCTTGTAGTCCTTGATGAAGCTTCAATGGTTGGCGAGTGGGATACAGAGCGCCTTCTTGATCACCGCATCCCTGTGCTGGCATTAGGCGACATTGGACAAGTCCCTCCAGTAAAAGCCGCCGCCTACTTTACTGAAGATGCCGTTGACGTCCTGTTAACCGAAATCATGCGGCAGGGGAAAGAGTCCAACATAATCCGCGCTTCCTTCTTCGTGCGACAGGGCAACCGACTTCCTCCGCGTGAATACGATGACGTAAAGGTGTTGGCTGAATCGCCGCGCGTTACCGCGCTGAAGAAATTCATGGGCGAAGATGATCAAATTATTTGTTCATATAATAGCACTAAAGATAAATGGAATTCATTATTGCGACAAGTGAGCGGACGTATAACGCCAATGCCAGGAATCGGCGAGAAAGTTATTTGCACATTCAACCAACACGGGCCAGGATTCTGTAATGGCGAGCAAGGGATTGTTATTAGTTATGAGCCAGTGCCGGACTTTGAAAGGGATGAAGACGAGTCTAATGAAATCATGTATGTCAATTTGCGCTCGCTTACCGATGGCAAGGATATAAAGGTTAAGATCAATCCTCTTTCCTTCTCTACTGATCAGGAAGTGCGCAAAGAGGCTCAACGCGCTGTTGGAGGTATGGACTATGGCTATGTCATAACGGTGCACAAATCGCAAGGCAGCGAGTGGGACAATGTGTGCGTGCTGGAAGAAATCTTGCGCGGCGTTCCGTATGCCAAGATGATGTACACAGCCATCACCCGCGCTAAGAAGAATCTGACCGTGTACCGTGATTTGAAAGCGCGTTAATGTTGACGTAAATTTACGAAAAATAAAACTGAAAATCAGTTTAATTAAAGTGGCATCGCCGCCAGAGTTTTTAGTTGCTACTGGCGGCGACTGAAGGCATAATTAAGTTATCCCAAACGGGGAATATAAAATAAACTAATTTATTTAAGGACTGTGAATATGGCCGAAGCAATCAAAGTATTATCTAAAGAAGAAAAACAAGCAGCTGCAGCAGAACGTCGTCGCGTGGCTGAAGAAAAACGCCTGGCTAAAAAGAAAGAAGCCGAAGAAAAACGCCAGAAGCGTGAGCAGGAAAAACAAGCCAAGCGTGAAGAAGCTGCGCTGAAACGCAAGCAGGCTGCTGATGAGAAGGCTCAGAAGCGTGCTGAAGAAGCAGCGAAGAAAGCCAAAGAGCGTGCAGAAAAGGCTGCTGCTAAGAAAGCAGAGCGTGAAGCCGCTAAAGCAGCAAAAGAAATCGAAAAGGCAAAGGCTAAAGAAGAAGCCAAGCGCCTGAAAGCTGAACAAGCTGCTGCTAAGAAAGCAGAGCGTGATCAAGCCCGTGCTGCAGCGAAGGCCGAAAAAGAGAAGGCCAAAGAAGAAGCTAAAGCGAAACGCAAGGCAGAGCGTGAAGCTGCTAAGATTGCGGCTAAAGAAGCTGCAGAAAAGCAGAAAGAACAGCGTAAGAAAGAAGCTGAAGAACGTCGCAAAGCCATCGCAGAACGTAAGGCTGCTAAAAAGGCAAACGGTCAGCGTCGTGCAAAAGCAACCCACTTCATCTACACTGGCAATGGCCTGAGCCAGCCGCAAGAGCATTCCACCCGTGGACGCGTTCTGGCGGCGATCAAAGAAGGCGAAGTTGGCGTGGCGCAGTCTATCGATGAGCTGGGCGAAAAAGTTAAAGATCAACTGTTTGGCGCTTCCGTTCGCTCCTACCTGAGCAAGCTGGAAGAGATGGGCCACATCGAGTTTGTCGATGTTGAATCCAACGAAGATGCCGAAGACGGTGATCAAGCGGAATAACCTTAGGACGGTTATGCAGCGGTAATTGACCCACACTTGTTGTGGGTCTTTTTTCATCTGTACTAAATAAAATGACTTGTTGCTGTAAAATAATTTAGCTATTATACTTCTCATATCACCCACAAAGGACAAATGAACATGAAACAACCTGTAATGATTATCGGCGGCGGACTGGCAGGACTTATCACCGCGTGTCACTTCCCGAACTCTGTTGTGTACGAAGCAGGGGAACGAGCGCAACAGCACAAGGCGCTGCTACGCTTTCGCAGCGAAGAAGTAAGCCGTATTACCGGAATCCCTTTTAAGGCCGTGACAGTTGACAAGGCTGTGTATTTTCGCGGCAACTACTATCACGACCATTGCCCAATCAACCTTGCCAATATGTATTCCATGAAGGTCACCAATCAATTTGGCAGCCGTTCAATCATGAAGCTTAAGACTGCAACGCGTTATATTGCGCCTGATGACTTTTATGATCAGCTTGTCGACAAACTGGGTGACCGCATATTCTTTGATACTCCGGTTGATACTCTTTGCGGCTATAGCGAGACGCCAATCATCAACACGTCGCCGCTGCCAGTAATGATGAAGCTTGCTGGGATTGATCAAAAGCTTGATTTCTCATTTGATAAAGCAAACATTCGCGTTTACCGCTTTAAGATTAAACGTAAGTGTGATTTGTATCAGACAATTTACTTCCCTGACTACTCCGTCAGAACTTACCGCGCATCAATTACTGGTGACACGCTTATCATTGAAACAATTCCTTTGGTCAGCGTGAGTGAAGCTGCAGTTGAAGCCGCTGGCGGCATCACTCGTTACCGTGACATGAAGCTGCGCGCAGAAGTCGACGAAGTGTTGACAGCCTTTGGCCTCTCATGGAGTGACATTGCTCTTGAAGAAGTTGAAAAGGTCGACCAGAAATATGGCAAGATTGTCGACATTCCGAAAGACTTGCGACACGCCCTACTCCTGCAGCTGACTATGGATTTGAACGTGTTCAGTGTCGGTCGATTTGCTACCTGGCGCAACATTTTGCTTGATGACGTTGCCCATGACCTTGTTGAAGTTGAAAAACTCATCAAAGCAAATAACTATCAAAAATTTGCTTATATTGCTAATAAATAATTTGCTTTCTGCTTCAATGGGCGTATACTTTAATCATTGAAGCAGAACTCATAGAGGAAACGAAAATGAAACGAATCACTGGAATCGCGCTTGCCGCTACTGCTATTCTCGGCACCATGTATATGGAAGCGACTGAAGCTGCCATCCGTACTTCCGATTCAATCGCTGTTTACGATTGCGAAGCGATGGACGGCAAGACCTCAGCAACGACTGGTGCAAAGATTACCACTTACATCGGTGTGAACGAGCAAGAAGGTCTGAATATTCAGATTCAAGGATTCACAGGGAAAGGTACCAACCGTACTCCGTGGATGCAACGTTTCACTTTCGTCCAACCTCGTTCAACTGGCGACTTTATCAATCTGATTGGTGAAAACCGTTCTGGTGCAGAAATCTTTACATCAATGAGTTCTAATAATGAACCAAAGAAAAGTTTTCAGTTGCTTTATAACGCACAATTCGTTTATCATTGCACCTTCTCTGGTGATCAGCAACTAGTGAATTACCGTTAATAGGATAATTAAAATGAAAGTTGAATTAATTCGATACACCCAAGATGCACTTGACCTTTTGCTGGAAACAAAGAACACGCGCATGACTGGTAAGCCTGTCTCTGAGATGACGGAATCAGAGAAGCAAGAGCATTGGCGCTACATGCTTGATACAATCAAGTCGCCTTTTGACTTTGTGGACTATATCTTTGACATCACCGATGTTTCAAAGAATATGACCCATCAGATGGTGCGCACACGCACAGGCGCATATCAAGAACGCACCAGCCGCGCTCAGGAGTCGTCTGCATTTGATGCGATTCGTCCGAAGGCATTCTCACACCAAAATCCAGAGTTGATTGATCAATGTGAAGCATTTGGGACTGATGAAGAGCACCAGTCTTTACTTCAAAAGCAATACTTAGCAGAGAAGTGGGATGATGCGATGGCGACTATCGATGTTTTGTATCAAGAGCTTCGCGCGGCTGGCGCAGAGATTCAAGATGCACGTGCCGTGTTGCCTTCTAATATGCAAACGCATATCATGGCAAAGTTCAACTTGCGCACGCTGCAACAGATGGCGTCAAACCGCTTGTGCACGCGCACTCAAGGCGAGTATCAAGAAGTATTCCGCGCGATGGTTGCTGAAGTCCTCAAGGTGCACCCGTGGGCAAATCCATTATTACAGCCGCAATGCATCGGTATGGGTAAATGCGCGTTTCCTCGTCATGGCAAAGCCCATTGCCCTTGGTATCGTGATTGGATGGATACCACGGCACAGCAAGAAGAGTTGCGCATCCAGTTTTGGAGTGCGATGCCAATCACCAACAATCCAGTTGCTAAAGATGGAGTATCAAAAGGATGAGCATTAAAAACAGCGAAATCTTAAACGTATTCGACCTTGACGGAACGCTGTTTGATGACCGTTGGCGCTTAGACCGCATCAAGGTGGCAGGTCCGTTGTCAGACTATGATGACTATCACAGCGGTATTGGTTATGATCAGTTCTATCCTCACATTGCATCAGCAGTAGAGTCGGCATCTCTTCGCGGTGAGGCGGTTGAATATTGGACTGCAAGGCCAGAAAAATACAGACAAGTGACTTTTGAACGTCTGGATAATGTTTTTCCTTTTGATGAATTTACAATCAAGATGAGAGACTATGGCGACAAACGTCCATCAACTATTATGAAATCTGCATGGCTATCGCACGCATTGCGGCACGGCGATTATCGAATCATCAATGTATTCGACGACCGACAAGACGTACTCGCGCGGATGCAAGATGAAGCATTGTATTATAATTCCGTTGCTCAAAATAAAATCGCTTTTACATTTAATCTTTGCAAGGCAGGTGAAGTGGTGCAACAATTAGCAATTGATCCAAGCGCAACAGGGCAAGAAGAGACTAAGGCTGTGGAAGTTGAACAATCTCCGGCAACTGCCGCCGATATTCTTGATGCAATGGCAGCAACCTTCCGTGAGCGCAACGCTGTCTATGGTGATAACGCTGTGATGGTAGGTCAGGTTATGCAAGTGCTTTTCCCTAATGGCGTGACGTTGAAAACGCCGGAAGACTACCACATGTGGCATCTGTTCGAGCTTAAGATTGTCAAGCTTACACGCTTCGCAATCAGCGGCCTGAAGCACGAAGACTCTATACACGATGATGGTGTTTACAGCGCCATGTGTGAACGTCTTGTTAACGCCCATAATATTAATTTCAATAAATAGTTTACTTGTGCGTTTCGATGAGTTATATTTATCTCATCGAAACGAAGTCCAAAAAGGATAAATAAATGAAAAAAGTAATTGTTGTAACTGGCTGCAATTCCGGTCTTGGTAAATCCATTTTTGACACCCTTGGCGCTTACGGTCATGAAGTTGTCGGTATTGATTTGGAGAACGGCTATGACATCCGTAACGCGAAACAGATGAAAGAGCTTCTCTCTCAATACGACGTAGAAGGCTTGATCAACTGCGCTGGCGTCAACTCCAACAACTGGTTCGAAGATGTTAACTACGAAGAGTTCAATCGCGTTATGCACACCAACGCCTTCTCTTTCGTCAACACGACTCAGGCCGCGCTGAAAAGTCTTATCGACAACAAAGGTTTTGTGATCAATATCGTTTCTAACGCTGCGCATATTCCTATGACGTCCAGCTTGTGTTATAATGCTTCCAAGGCTGCTGCGCTCATGATTAGCAAGCAGATGGCTCACGAGCTTACGCCTAAATACGGGATCACGGTATTCTCTATTAGTCCTAACAAGCTACGTGGTACTGGCATGTCCAAACAAATTGAAGATGCTGTTTGCGCGACTCGCGGCTGGACTCCTGAGTATGCTGCTGAATACCAGAAAAAGGCGTTGATGAATGGATTGGAGACTGAGCCGCAAGTAATTGCTGACTTCATTCGCCATATCTTAATTACGGGCGCATGGCGCTTTATGTCTGGTACTGATATTCCATTTGGGAAATAAATCATGACTATCAAAGTTGTTGTAGAAGTGATTGGCGACGTGGCAGAAGTGAAGATTGATCAAGAAGGCGTTGGATTTGAAGTAATAAGAATCGAAAACGCAAAGATTAACCACGAGCGCGTCGGTTCAATTGAGACTTATTCCATAGAAGGCAACACAGTAATTAATCAATAATATTTAATTAAGGAAACAAAATGCCACATTTTAAAATTGAACAAATCGCCCTGTCAATTCCAGATGCTCAGCGCGCACAGGATTTTCTGGCTAAAATCGGCCTGACAGAATGGTTCCATGATCATGTTGTTGCTACTGGTCGCGTATTTGAAGCTGATGACTTTAAAGGTCAGCGCGGCGATTGCACCAACGAAGCTGACTTGCGCTTCAACTATCAAGCTGGCAACGGCACCGATGGCGGCGCTGGTAAGCCTCTTGAACTTGAAATTCTTGACTACACGAAAGGCCGCAACTGGATTAACGAAAACATCGAATACATCGATGCACATGACAATCAGGTTAGCCATCTTGGTATGCACGTGACTGCCGCTGAACTTGCTGAATGGCGCAAGTTCTTTAAAGAAGAAGGCATTCAGGTTGCGCAGGAAGTTGTGACCGACTCTCACACCAACCCAAACATTGCTGGTCAGCGTCGTTACAACTATGTGATCTTTGATACGCGTGAAATCATTGGTGTCGACCTTAAGTTCATCGTGCGGTTGAATCAAGACGGTACTCCGTACACTGTATAACGAATCGTGAATCTGTGGCCGTCCTAATGGGCGGCCTTTTTGTAGGAGGCCAATGTGTTATTTCTCCCTTATGACTTCGAAACAACCGGATTAACCGTGCACCCGAAAGCGCCGCTTGGAATGCAGCCGCGCCCTATTGAATTTGCAGGCCTGTTGACGGATGGAAAAGAGATTCTTGAAACTTTCGAGTTCATAATTAATCCTGAAATTGTGATTGAAGAAATCATCACAAAGATTACCGGATTAACCAATGAAGACCTTGAGTGCAATCCACCCTTTATTCATTTCGTTCCGCAACTAAAAGACATCTTCAAGAAGACTGATGCCACTATCGCGCACAACCATGCGTTCGATAAGAACATCCTTGATTATGCATTGCAGCGCGAAGGTCTTACACTTGGTGATGTTAATTTTCCAGAAATAAACATTTGTACAGTCGAGCAAACCTTGCCTATTTTTGGCCGAAGAGTTAAGCTTCAAGAGCTGTATGAATTATATTTCGGAAAATATGAACAGAAGCACCGTGCATTAGACGACGTAATATTACTGCACAAAGTCTGCCAACAAATTGGCGTATATGACATCTGGAGTAAATAATGTTTCCACAATTGAGAGTTCGCAGCGGTTACACGTTCAAAGAAGTATATGGACGGCATCCTGAAATTATAGCACGGCTCAAAGAGTTGGGCTGCGAAGTCGCGGCATTAGTTGATAACAATACATGGGGTCACGTTCGCTGGGAAAAGGAATGCCAGAAAAATGATATTAAGCCTATGTTCGGCATGGAGATTCCAATCATCGACCCTGATGCGGACCCGAAAAAGGGATTCAAACCGAAGGCTTGGATATTGGCGCTTGACCTGAAATCCTTTTACAATGCGACCACGCTTGCAACACAGCGCGGCGGATTGACCCGTGCAGAGTTCGGGGCGCTGGATGGCGTCGTTAAATTCTGTGGCGGTGCCGTGGAGCTGCTGCGGCCAGAGGACTACGATTATATAGACGTCAACCCATCATCGTTCCTTTTGGCCAAGCGCCAGGTATTGGCTCACCGCAGCAACGGAAGGCCGCTGGTTTTAACCGGATACAACCACATGCCTTCACCTGAGCACGTTGACTTTGCTTATGCTTGGGAAGTGCGCGACACGGTTAAGCCGCACTGCATCGTTGACGCGGAAGACTTGCGCAAACAGCTTAAAGGAATCCTGACCGAAGATGAGTTGAATCAAGCAACGGCCAATGCGGTTGATATTGCAAACGGAATCGTTGGGCTTGACCTGAAGCTGCGCAAGGCACCGATTATCCACCTTGCTGGTGACATGGTAAAGCTTGCTCGTGAGGGGATGGAGTACCGCCTCAAAGCAGGTCACATCAAAGAATGGACGCAGGAATATGAGGACCGATTCAACGAAGAGATTCACCAGATTCAGCTGAAAGATTTCGACTCATACTTTCTGGTGGTAGCGGACCTTGTACGATTTGCAAAAACAAAAATGCTCGTCGGACCCGCTCGCGGCTCATCGGCTGGTTCACTGGTTTGTTATTGCCTCGGCATCACGGAAGTTGACCCAATCCCGTATAAGCTGCTATTTGCCCGATTCATCGACGTAAGCCGCGCCGACCTCCCTGATATTGATATTGACTTTGAGGACACCAAACGCTATATGGTGTTTGATTACCTCAAAGAAAAATACGGCGAAATGAACGTTGCAAAGCTTGGAAACATCAACACGCTTAAGGCCAACTCAGTAATGGCTCAGGTTGGTAAGAAGTTCAACATTGGATATCACGAAACGGCCAACATTAAAAACGCATTGCTTGAATACTCATCCGGTGACGCCCGTTATGGTCACGGTCTGGAGGATACCTTTGCAACAACGACCACGGGCCAAGAGTTCGTGGCGAAATATCCTGACGCCGCGCGATGCATGGGTGACCTTGAGATTCACCCTTCTCACACTGGCGTTCATGCAGCGGGAATCATTGTGTGTAATGACCCAATCTCTGATTACTGTACTGTAACGGCGGAAGGGATTGCGCAAATTGATAAGCCTGACAGCGAATACCTTAACCTTTTGAAGCTTGATGCGTTGGGCCTTCGTACCCTCGGCATCATTTCTGATACTGGCGTGATAGATGCTGAAACGCTGTACGGAATCAAGCTTGATGATCAAAGCGTCCTTGACATCCTTAACGAAAACAAAATGTCAGGCATCTTCCAGTTTGAAGGTGACGCTGTACGCTCAGTAACCAACTTTGTGCACGTTGATAACTTTAACAAAATCGATAACCTGACAGCACTTGGTCGACCTGGCCCGTTGTCATCCGGTATGGCCCAAAAATACATCGAACGCGCGGCAGGACGTGCGCCGATTGAGTACGACGTGCCGCAGCTTGAGCCGTACTTAAAAGAGACTTACGGCGTGTTCCTTTACCAAGAGCAAATCATGGCCGTGGTTAAAGAGATTGGTTCATTTGACTGGGCGAAAACATCAGCCGTGCGTAAGGCGATGTCAGGTCGTAAGGGTGAGGAATACTTTAACAAGCTTGGCGAAGACTTCGTTGCAGGCGCAATAAATAACGGCGTACCGGAAGCGGATGCAAGAAAGCTTTGGCAGGCGATGGCGACGTTCGGGTCATGGGGCTTTAACAAGTCACACTCCGTGTCATACGCGGTCGTAACCTACTGGACCTTGTGGCTTAAACGACACTACCCGTTGGAATTTGCCGCTGCTTGCTTACGCGCTGCTAAGGACGAAGACCAGACGATTGCGATATTACGTGAACTTGCGAAGGAAGGCGTGGATTATGTGCCAATCGACCCTGATCACTCTTCAATGAACTGGACCATCGCTAACGGAAAGCTAATCGGCGGCATCATGAACGCTAAAGGGTACGGAATGGTGAAGGCGATGAAGTACATCGAAGCACGTGAAGCCGGAACCTTAACGCAAAAGCAGAAGGATGCATTGGCCAATGCTGAAGTCAAATACGGCGACCTTACAGAGATGCACACCAAGTTCGGCTGGGCATATAATGACCCATATCTTATTGGCGTCACTTCCGGCGCTTCAATACGCCAGATGAAGGAAGTAGGCGATGATGAGCGTGCAATAGTAATCGGCAAACTGACCAAGAAAGTGCTGGCAGACGAGAACGAAGCAACACGCATCCGTAAACGTCTTGAGCGCGGCATTTACACAAAGCACGGCAAACTTAAAAAGGGTCTTCAAGCTGATGGTCGCTACGCAGAGTTTGACCAGTATGGAAACAAGCTTGAAACTCAATTCATCGACCTTATGTGCAAGGACGATTCGACCGACTCGCCAATGCGCTTCAGGATTCGCCCAGAGAAGTTCCAGAAATACGGGAAGTACATTGCAGAGAACGTCGGGAACGGTGCATTCTTCCTGATGAAAGGCCGCAAGCTTGAAGGTATTGATATGTTCATCGTCGACGTTATCAAACAGGTGTATCCAGATGGCAACAAATAACCGCGAGCAAAAATACATATTCGTTCCTTTGAAGAAGCATTCAGAATCAATATTGAAGCTTCAACGAATCGAATCGATGACTGGTGATGGCGTGCCGGACGTAATCGGCACCAACCGGAAAGGTCGCGGCTTTTGGCTTGAAATGAAGTTCTTTGAATCGTGGCCTGCAAGGGCCACCACTGCACCTTTCAGAAATGCATTTGAGAAAGGTCAGTGCAGCTTTCTTTCTTCGTGGAATGATTGGAAATACCCATCATTTGTTTTGCTTAAAGTCGATTCTGAGAAGATGTTTTATTTAGTCCACCCTTCGATTGAATTAAAGCGTTATAATATTGCAGACGTTCAACGTGAGATAATCGTGAAGGGAACTATTCACCACATCATTAAGTATTTAGAGGAATTGTCATGAAAACACAAGGGATGCGCCACCAGCTTCTGGCGCTTGATAAAGCAGGCCGCAGAAAATACTTTGCCTATTTCATGGAACAGGGTCTTGGTAAAACTTGGACCGCTTTGGCAGAGTTTGAAAAGCACTTCACCGCTGGCGCGTTCGATGCCATGGTAGTCATCGCTCCAAACGGTGTCCACTCAAACTGGATTCGTCGTGAAGCGCCAGAGCACCTTTCCATCAAGTGGATTGGGCACTACTGGCGCGGCAACGATAAGATGAAAACTAAAAAGGGCAAGGCGCTTTGGGAGAAGATGTTTGCTGATCACTACCCCGAAGGCGAAGTGCCTGCGCGCATCTTCTCATTCAACATCGATACTGTCAACACACCAGTCGGTTATCAACACATCGAGTCGGTCTTGAAGAAGTACCGCTGCCTGATGATCATCGACGAATCAACGCGCATCAAGAATAACACAGCCAAACGCTCCATCAAGGTTGTGGAATTGGGACGGCTGGCAAAGGCCCGTCGAATCCTTTCTGGCACGCCGTTGCCGCGCTCGCCTGCGGATATTTACATGCAATACCACTTCCTTGAAGCAGGATTGCTCGGCACCAAATCATTCCGTGCCTTTAACTCTGAATTTACAGTGCTGCTTGAAGCGCACGACCCAGAGATGCAAGCCATCCTCAAGAAAATCGGCGGCAATGGCTATGGGATTCCGCAAGTGCCGCGCAAAGACCAGTTTGGCCGACCGATGTACAAGAACCTTGACAAGCTTATCCGGCTGATGGAACCGCACTATTTTCGTGCAACAAAAGCAGAATACTTGCCTGACCTTCCAGAGAAGGTGTACAAGTTTATTGACTTCGAGTTGTCGCCTAAACAACGCGATGTTTACGATGAACTCAAGAATGAGTACAACTATTTGATGGAATACAAGGGCGAAGAAGAAAACGTCAAGTTTGAGATGATCGCGTCGCGCACTAAGATGAAGCAGGTGACATCCGGCTTTGTTAAGGTGTATGATGAGATGGTCTACATGGAAGACAACCCACGATTCACGGCCTTTAAGGATTATGTGGAAGGTGTGCTGGAAGATGACCCAGAGCGCAAATTCATCGTTTGGGCCATCTTTAAGGAAGAGATGAACCAGATTAAGGACTGGCTTGAGTCTGAAGGCGTGGTCACTGGTGTATACAATGGTGAAACGTCCAAAGAGCAGCGAGAGTTCTTAATTGATGACTTCCAGAAGAATACAGTCGAGAACGGCGGAACGCAAGTCTTGGTTTGCCACGCTGCAGCGGCAGGCATCGGCATCACTCTTACCGCCGCTGACTTGGCAATTTATTATTCTTGCAACTACGACAACGAGCTGCGCAAACAATCCGAAGACCGAAATCACCGCATCGGCACCAAATCAAGCGTGTTGTATGTTGATTTTATTGGTGTTGATACCATCGACGAAGAAATTCAGCGTTCACTCAGTATGAAGTCAATGCTTGCTGATCACATCCTCGACGGCAAAAAGATGAATTAATATCAAAAATAATTTGACTTGTCACGGAAGATGAGTCATAATTACTTCATCGAAACGAAATAGAGGAATACAAAATGGTACGCATCCTTGAACGTTACAAAAATGAAGCTACTGGCGCAATCGCGTTCAAACGTCTTTTGGTCAAAGAAATTGACGGTATGTTCCGCGTTGTAAAAGAGTTTGATTATGGCAACGGTGCTGGGGTGAATACCGTAATTATGCCTGGCATCAAGGCATATAAGACTTTAAAAGGCGCTGAGAAGGCTTTGGCGGCTTGGAAACCTGAACGTTATCAAATGACCCGTGTTGAAGGGCTAATGCAAGAAGGTAAAATATGAGCAATATTAATTGGGAAGATGATTTGCCGCAGGTTGCTCCTGAGAGCATTCAGGAGCGTCTTGCGCGCTTAGTATCTGAATTGGCAGAGCGCCAAGAAGCTTTGACAGAGCTTGAAGATGAAGCTGATATGCAAAAGCAGCGCATCAGTGAAATCAAAACTGTTCTGCTTCCTGGCGTTATGGATGAGCTTGGCGTGTCCGAAATCAAGCTTGAAGACAAGACCAAAATCAAGGTCGAGTCAAAAGTAAACGCTTCAATCAAGAAAGAAAATGAATTGAAGGTATTCGATTGGCTTGTCAACAATGGTTACGGCGGCTTGATCAAGTCCAGCGTCACGGCTGAGTTCGGTCGCGAAGAAATCGAGCAAGCGCAAGAGATTGTTGCCGCGCTGCGTGAAGATGGTGTTGAAGCCACGTTGAAACAAGGCGTTCATTCTGCTACACTGAAGTCGTTTGTAAAAGAACAGCTGGAAGCGGGCAATCCAGTTAGTGAAGATATTAGCGTTTTTGAATACAAAGAAGCTAAAATAACCTTGCCTAAAAGCAAAAAGTAATTTAACCTTTATCTTGAAATCAGGTTGCCACGAAACTTGATACTATAGGAAAATATCAAATGTCTAAGAAAGAAACCACCGAAGTTGCAGTGAAAAACACCCAGATGTCCGCTATGGCTGATTTTGTCGACATGACCGATTTTGGCGCTGGTTTTGAAGGTGCCGATGCCGATGCGTATGCCATTCCTTTTATCGTCGTACTGCAGAAGATGTCTCCTATGGTCGACGAAGATGATCCAAAACACGTTCCTGGCGCAAAGGCTGGCATGCTTTACAACACCGTTACTGGTGAGTTGTATGACGGCAAGAAAGGCGTGCAGATCATCCCTTGCGCATTCAAACGCACCTTCATTCTTTGGGGCGGTCGCGAGTCCGACGATAAAGGCTTTAAAGGTGAATTCACCAAAGAGCACGTTGATGCAGAAGTCGCGGCAGGCCGCGCTGTTGAGATCAACGGTAAGGTATTCGTGCCGGACGAAAACGGCAAGGTGCACGAGAAGAAATCTCCTTACTACGCAGATACACGCAACCACTTCGTAATTCTGTTGAACGAAGAAACTGGTGAATTTGGTAGCGCAATGCTGTCTCTGACTTCTTCCATGATCAAGCCGTCTCGCATGCTGATGACCGCTCTGCAGCAGAAGAAAGTTCAGACTCCGCAGGGTCTGAAAACGCCGCCGACCTTTATGAACATCGTTCGCATGGGTACTGCATCCCAGTCCAAAGACGGCAACACCTGGTCTGTTCTGAAGTTTGAGCTGGAAGGTCTGGTGCAGGACAAAGGCCTGTACGAAGTCGCCAAGGCATTCCACAACGACGTAGTGGGCGGTAACGTTAACATCGACCGCAGCAAGCAGGAAGAAGCAAGCGGTGCCGCTGGTCCTGTCAATGAAACTCCTACCGACGCAGAAGAGTTTTAATCGACAATCAAATCAACAAGGCTGCCGATTGGCGGCCTTTTATTTATCTGGTGCATCATGATAGAAAGAATTGTACCGCTCTTGAAGATTCTGGCCCTTGTTGGCGCGTTTGCCGCTGGATCATACGTTGAAGACCTGCAGCAAACCAACGCATCACTGGCCAAGGATAATCAATATCTGACATCGCTTAATGAGCGTAAGGACAAGATAAATGCACTCGAAGAGCAAATTGCATCTTTACAGGTTGAATCGGCATCGGCATATGAGAAAGGTCGCCAGGAAGCGCAACTGGTTGCTGATGACACTATTGCTCGTTACAAGTCTGGGAATATCAAGTTGCGCGCGCAACTCAGCTGCTCCCGTGAGTTACTCAGGAGTATGCCCGACTCTGCGACCACTGGACGCCTCTCTATCCCAGAAGGAAACTGTGGACTATCAGAAGAAGATGTCAGTTTTCTTGTTCAGTTCGCCGCAGAAACAAATCGATTAAAAGAGAAAGTTAATAGCTTGATTGATACTTATAATCAGGCTAAAATAAAAATCGATCAATTCAATGCATCAAAGGAAAATAAATGAAACAGATTTATGCAAACATTCGCCAGTGGGCTTCTGACCGTAACATCATCCAAGGTTGCGACCTTAAGGACCAATACCCGAAGCTTATCAGCGAGTTCGGGGAGTTAACCGACCACGTTGATCAACTCCATGACCTTGTGTTCTTCGACCCTGAAATTGGATATACAGAGCAAGCCATCTGTGACTTGCAGGCAGCAATTAAGGACGACATCGGCGATTGCCTTGTTGTGTTGACCATCCTGGCGGCGCAAAACGGTACTGAAATCGAAAACATTAATGGCGGCGGTTGTGCTGATAAAGGCGCTCACCCTCATTCATTCATCCTTCGCCTGGCAAAGACCCTTGGACGGCTTGGTGATGCTATTGCTAAGAATCAGACCATGGATATTGACGTCACCATCATGGCCGCAGTCGATTACCTTTCCGGCGTAGCTCATGATTATGGCCTTCGCTTATCCGACTGTGCGCAAGCGGCCTACGAAGACATCAAGGACCGCAAAGGTGTCATGTACAACGGAACGTTCATCAAATCTACTGATCCAGCTTATGAGCACTCCTGCAAAATGGTAAAGAAGCTGGAACTTGAAGACCGTGTGATCAGAGAAGTTACAGGACAATAATTATGACAGCATTAAAACCAATGAAGGGTTGCCAACGTAAGCAGATTATCGAGCGCGGCGAGGACGTGCCGCTGCCTTGCGGACTGTCATTCAAGGTCGATGGCATACGTGCAATGGCGTATGACAACTTGCCAATGGGCACTTCCGGCATGCCGTTGCGCAACGTTCAAATCAAAAAAGAGTTCCTCTTTTTGGGTGAACTAATTCACGGACTTGATGGAGAGCTAATCGACGGCAATCCAAATGATAAGAACGTCATGCAACAGGCCTATACTGCATGCATGAATACTGATGCAATCACTAACTTTACATGGTGGGTGTTTGATGACTTCAGCGACCCTGATCTGCCTTTTGAAAAGCGTTATGCAAACTATCGAGCTAGAGTTGCTGAGGTCAATCAGCATCTCATCAACCATGGTCGACGCCCATTCCTTCGCGCTCTCGAATATCGAAACATCGAAAATATGGAACAGTACGCGGCGATGCAAATCGAAGCAGACCAGCTTGGATATGAAGGCTTGTATGGCAAGTCTTGGACGGGCAAATACAAGCATGGCCGCGCGACGCCGAAGTCACGTGATGTGTGGAAGGACAAGCCGTGGACGGATGAAGAAGGATTGATCATAGACTTCGTTGAGATGATGGAGAACAACAACGAAGCATTCATTGACGAATTGGGTCGCACCAAGCGTTCAAAAGAGGCTGAAGGTTTAGTTGCAAAAGGATACCTTGGCTCATTCGTAGTCGTCAATCCGAAATATGTGGATGAGAAAGGTGAAATGATTCCTTTCCGCGTATCCGCTGGTTCAATGCCTATGGCAGAGAGAAAAATGCTTTGGGAGAATCGCGAGAACTATCGCGATAAATATCTAACGTATAAATTCTTTAACTTCGGCATTGTTGATGTGCCGCGCTCTGCTTTGTATAAATGCTTCCGTGATATTACCGATATGGAGTATTTTTAAGACACTAGATAAATAATTGGTGCGGATAATCTATCGCGTTGTTTTATAGAATTTAATATACAGTGTATACATAAAGCCGGAAATCTCCGGCTTTTCTTTTATTTACCTTTCGCCTTATTTACTTTCAAAACCTTCGGCCTATACTATTAATATTCGTAATCAAAAGGTGAATTATAATGAAATCGAAAACTTTAAAGATTGTTTTGATCACCATCATGGCTATGCTGACAGTCTTGTTCTTCACCAAAAGTGCAGCGGCTGAAAGTATGTTTACGCCGCCAAATAGTAATGCCAAAGTGTTAACGAGATATTTTAACAACGGCCAATCGTTCGAATTTTGCTGGAACAAATATGATGTGATAAAGGAAAGGTTTGATAAGGAAAAGATGTGCGTAATGAATGATCGCGGTCGCCAAGTCGTTTCGTTTGTGTTCGGAATGTCAATTGCAAAAGTTGATGCCGCTGAAATCGTTGTCAGGTATAATACATTGGACAGCGGCCTTGTCGACAAGACATACCCTGTTGCAGTAGACAGCAGGACAGGCGGCGCACTCATACTCACTCCAGAAGATAAATCAGATGTCGTTAACATGCTCATCAACAGCAAAGACGTAATCGTGTTTTATCATGTTGAAGGCGTATCAGACTACCAAATGGCCTACTATCCACTGCCCTTAAGAGATGCTTCAGGTAATGTTAAGACACAGGATGTGCGTTGACATGGGTGGTAGTTATGCAGAAAGATTTGGAAGAAAACAAAAGGCTGAAAAAGGCTTTGACGTCTCAAATCTTGTCCCTGTTGGTAAAGCTTATTGGGGAGTCAATTAGCAACAAGGTGGCACGGGCCGCGATTGTTGGCGTGATTGGCATGGCGGGGTATTACTTCGACTTGCCAGACATTGATACAAGTTCCGCGCCGCCAGTCCAGGTTGAAGCCGTGAAATAAACAAAGGCCCATATGGGCCTTTTTCTTACATAACTGCTAGTGCATCCTTGTAACGCTTCCGTCGCAAATCCCCATGGTTAGCCGTATTCGGCGCGGCCCCGTTAATCCGCTTCACGGTCGAATCAAATGCACCCGCATCGGCAAGTGGAATGCAACCGCTGTTCTTGAAGAACCACGCTGCGCTGTCAGCGATGTATTTCGGCTCAGTCAAAATGTCAGGGTTATTCAAGGCGTCATACCCTGATTGCTTTGAATACTCTGCATAGTTATCCTTTCCAGTCAGCTGAATGGCACCACGGCCACGGTACTTCCAACCGTCGCCAGATGCTACCGAACCATTTCCCATTCGGTTTGCATATGTATTATTGGCGATTTCCATTGGTTTACGGGCAATCGACAACGCCAAGGAGTTTGGTGCGCCACCGAAACGACCGCTGACGCTGTAACGGCTAGGCCACGTGTTGGCAAGACCCTGTGCAGAGTAGTTGAGATTTTCCACAAATGTTCTCAAGCTGCCTGTCTCTACTCCTACGTTTGCAAGGAATGCCGCGATGGCATTCTTGCTTTTGATTCCGTAGTGCTCACAAGCCTGCTTGAAAGGGTCCACCCATTTCTCTGCGACATCCATGCTGCATCCGGTCCCTTTAGATATTACGTTTGCATTAATCATAAATCACCTTATGCGCTTCTGTACCAGCCGTTCAAGACGACATATCGCGGCAGAGTTGAAACAGCCGTTGGGACGGACTGCCCTGCATCGCCAGTGTTACCGACCACATCGTGAGTGTGAGCGGGGAGGGTATATCCATGGCTGTGATTGCCAGCGTAATTTATATTCAACCCATGAGTGTGTGACCCAGAAGATTGAATATTGTGAACGTGGTTGCCGTTAGTTGAGGTGTTGTATTTATAGTTGTCCCAGTCGCCGCCCTTTCGACTTCCGAAGTTGTTGTGCGTCCCATCATACACGCCATACCGCGCATCATTCGTATTTGCTTCACCCCAGCTACTGTCATGGTGGTGGTTGCCTGCTGAATCCATTCCGTGCACGTGAGCACCGTTTTGACTGGTATCGCCTGTGTGGTTATGGTTGCCTGCGTCTCCAGTGGTATTGGACCATGGACCACTCTGTCGCGTAGTTATGTTCACGCTGTGATTGTGCAGAGGAAGCATGGCGGCGGTAAGAGTAACAGAGTCTGCACCTCCAGTGTCAAGACCGTTTCTTGCCGTGCCAGACGTCCTGATGACCATGTTATCAGGCAACCTGGTCCATACCTGACCGTAAGCGCCCAGTTTAGTATTTGGGTTAGTGCCATTAGTCAAGAATCGAGTCTCACCGACTTCGAATACATCACCCATAGTTATCAACTTCGCGGCCAAAGCATCGAGTTGGCGCTTTGTGACAAACTGTTGCGGCTCACTAGCATCGACACCGATTTGCGCCGCGCCGAATGCTTGAAGAAGACGCCAAACGGTGCCGTCATAAATAATAGTAAAAGGAAGAAGACCGACGATGGACCCTGCTGGCAGCTCGCCGCCGTCGAATCCAAGGACTGCAACTTTGTTTGCACCAATGGTCACGGTAACAGGTCCGGTGGTCGTTACATCATTGACAATTGTCAGGCGACTACCTGCTGACGGAGGCCATGAATAACCTGCTGGAACGGTAAGGATTATATCTTGTGCGCCTTTACCTGATGCAAGATTCGGCGTTCCAATTTGCACGTCTTGAACAGTTGCATTTTGAATCCAAGCACTCCAAGCGCCAGACGTATAAGAGCGGGTGAAAACATATCCGTTCATTGACGTGTATTGTTGCAGGGCGAAAGTCTGCGCATTAACCTGCCAAGCGCAAACCTGGAGACGACCTGCAACCTTCGTCGCACCAACCGCGTTCGGGATGTTAGAGCAGAGAGCGGCGACTGCGTCAGATTGAATAACAATAGTTGTGGAAGTCGTGATATTATCAAAGTCCACAAAGTTTGAAATCAGTCCGCGAACAAAATACGGGTTTTGCGCATCGCCGCCAGCAGGCATAGGAATATATTTTCGCGCTTCGCTAGGCAGCGTCAATTCCTGCCAAGATTCCGTTTCGCCGTTAGCTGGGACTGCGCTGGTGTTGCCGTCAACCACGCTCTGGAAAATGCGCCATTCAGGCGCTGAAGGGGTGCCAGAGTTGCTTACAACGATGGCATTTTTCGGGTATCCATCTGGCTTCAAGTCAGACGAGAAATACTGTTGAGCGCCGTGGTCCTGGATGAACATAAGGTTGTCGGTGATCAGATTCAGCAACCAGTTCATCGACTCACGTTCAACTGCTTTCGCGGCGACGTTTCCGGCTTCCAGCGCAAGTGCATAGTCAGGGGTGTAGCCGCGCTGGAAGTTCACATAACCGCTTGGACTTGCATCCGGCACCACGGATACATCACCGCTTTGCGCGAAAGGTCTGTTAATAAGTGTTGGCATTGCCGTTCCTCTACACGATGTATTTAATTTTTGATAAAAGGGTTGATGCCCAATCACCAGTTAAGTCAGTTATGTTCATGCTTGAAACATAACCACCAGCAGCACTTCTCGGAAAGTTTACTGTTGCTACAACATCACCATTAGAAGCAATCAATTGAATTCCAGTGGCAAGTGATCCTGGGTTTTTGATGTATATAGAAGTCGCAGTTTTCTTTGCGAAATCTTCGCTTGTTGAAATTGCAAGCGCATTCATCGTACTACCAGACACAAGCATCAAGCTTAAAATATCAAGTTCAAGAGTCGTACCAACTTCGGTCGGCAAGTCTTTCCCTGATATCAAACCGATGCTGATGCCGCCTGTCGATCCATCCCAGGTAGAGCCTTCAACAATCTCAGCGGCAAGGTCAATTTCGATACGTTGCAAATCACCTGCGCCTATGTTGTAGAATTTAGGGATATAGCCACCCATCCCATCCGGTACAGTTACAAAAAGTTTTTGACCGTTAACCGTGTTGTTTTTGACTATTGCGATAAACGACAAAGGGCCAGTCAGGGTGCCAGTGTATTTAGTAGCAAGTACAGCGCGTGCATAACCGGACGCTGGCACAGTCCCTATTGTAGCGGAAAGCTTGAATGATGGGAACTGGTTGGGCACACCGCTGATTGGCGTCGCTGTGACAGTGTTTACGCCATCCTCAATGATATTGCCAAAAGATGTACCGTCGTTTGGCTGTGTGTAGCGCCAATAGTTAGTGATTGCCGTGCGTGGTATTTCACGACCAAAGTCATCTCTTGATGCTTTTGAGATTGAATAGTCGTTGACAAGCGCGCCGTCGACGACCTGGTTCACACCTTTCAAAGATTCAAGCTGGCGTATCACACCGTTGAAGTTGTTCAGCGGCCACTCGTTAATGCCGCCAACTCTGATGATACCGTCAGTGTTAATCCACGCAACACCTTCCGTTTCAAATCCTACGCGCGTGTCTGTTATGTCGCTGACAGTCAAATCGATATCAGATAAGTCTGCGACTTCTTGGTAAAGCTGCCATCGTATTCCGGCATTTGCTGGCAAGAATCCTTCATTCCTGTCGCCAACTAGCGTCTTAAAGTTGTCAGACAGGTTGTTGGCGAAATAAGGTCCGATGACGTATTCCATGTAATAGTCGGCGGTCGGAGGCGGCGGTACTCCATCCAGCCTGCTAACGTTCCATGAGCGTCTGATTCCATCAGTCTCTGCAATCAGCGTGGCGTTCCCTGGGTACGGGTAGCCGCCGATTGAGCCAGAGTATGCAAGTGATGAGCCAGGTTGCATGAATGACTCGCCAACTACACCGTTTCTTGTCGTCAGCGGTCCGTTTGCACAGGAGATGTTATTGAGCGTTCCCGCCGTTACAGACAGGATTGCTGTTCCGTCAGAAGGAGGGTTTTGCGTTCCATAAAAATAAGGCTCAGGCCCATTTGGATTCTGAACAGGGTCGCAGACGCAAATCGAGTATCCAAACAAAAGGGCATCAGACCCTTCAGGCAATTCACGAGTTTGAGTTGATCCAGCGGCAGTCGCCTTCAACTCTATTGAAAAGCTGGTACTTACTCCAGAAGCAGCGGTTGCCGTCTGCTCTACAATCCAGATTCGATACCAATCGCCGCCAATTGCTTTTATGCCACCACGGTTTGATTCCCTTCTTACTCCATCGAATTTGCCTTTGATGAAATAGCTCAATGACGGGTCCAAGTTGAACTGGCCAGTGACGGGGTCAAACAGCTTTCCATTACTCGATGCATCACTATTCTCTGTAACAGAAACAGAAGCGACGTTTTCAGAAAGCACCTTTATGTAGAAGCTATAGCAAACGTTGACGCCAGCCTGCGAAGGAAGCGAAATTGATTTGGCACTTGGATTATTGGCCAAAGAATACACAGGCTCACCGCTTGAAGCCGTCTTGATGACCCTTACTGCGTTGGCAAAATTCTCTATGGCCTCGCCTGGGTAATCGCCACACAACTGCCCATAGTAATCAGGCCCACCATACTGTCTGGTATCGCCGCCGACAAGCCCTGCGCCGGAACCATTTCCCCATGAGTACCAATCTGGGTGCGCCATCCGTGACACGGTGCCTGACACTCCGCTGATGGTCAGCCCGGCGTTGTTGCCATGGCTTAAAAGTATCTGCTTATAATCATGCTGAATCTCAGTTGACCCCTGCCAGTCGTACAGAAGGAATGAGCCATTGGTTGATTCAGACGAAGACACCGCGCCTTGAGTATTGTCGGTCACATATGCGTAGCGTGATGAAGAGTAATCCCAAGACTCTCCACGGTTGAAAATCCACTTAAGCATGCGGTTGATACTTTCGATGCGGCCATCACTTGTAAGCGTCAGATAACGAAGCTTAAGAAGTATGCGCGCTTCTTCGATATTCTTTACAACCTTCCCGCCAGCACCAAAGAAGTTGCCGCCGATGTTGTCCGCACCTTCAAAGTTGTCGCGCGTCGGTCCAAACGCCCAGTTGTGCTCATAATTGCTTAAGTCCACAAAGTCTCTTGGTATGCAAAGAATGTCGCACCAAATATAAATTCCCATTGCATCACAAGTGTCAATGTTAAAAATGTTATTGTACCAGTCAGTCCAAAACTGATCTTGGTATCTTTCATACCAGTCACTTTTCTTTTGCACCAAAGATGTAATGTTTGGTGCATTGTTCTGCATCCACTTAAGGTTTTGCAACAGGTTTGTGTCAAACTTTTGCATAGTTCCTCACACAAATTTAACGTTGATGAAGCCGCGCATAGTATTCGCCTTATCCCAAGGGTTGGCAATCCACTCGCTGCCGTAATCGGATGGATAATTTGGCGCTGCCTGTCCGCTTTTTACTGCTGCAATTTTGCAATCTTTAATGTACAGACCTGGATACTCGCAAGACACTGCTGAAGCAATCTCAAAAGAAGATTGAGATTGGCCCACTGCATATCCTTGCTCGCCGTTAAAATTTCCATTACCGTAATTCAACACAGCGGCAATAATGGATTCGGCATCGGCGGTTGCGGTGCCTCTTACAACAGTAATATCGACATACAAGTCATATATGACAGCAGTGTTGAACTTTACGAAATAAGACAGTTGCGATTCTTCGTCGACAACTTCTATTCCATCAGGCGAGTTGACTGGATCACCCTGGTTGGTAGCACCAAAGTCCCACGGCTGGCCGCCCATCTTTGCCTTGAAAATAGTCTCAGCAAAAACTTGCTTATCGAACGTTCCGCTTGCGCACACCCAGACACCGTTAGGCGTTGAAAAGGTGATGCCGCGCACCGTTCCAGGCAATCCCGTGTCGTTCTCCACGACCATCACCGATTCCACGCCGTCGACCGACATGGCGCGAGCGCGAATAGCACCAAGCGATGCAATTCCCTGCTGGTAAAGGCGCTTAACGCGAGCGGCCTTTAACGCTCCGTCGCCCATGTATTGTGTTCCTGGCACGGTCGTCGTTTCCGACGTTGAATAAGTTCTTGACCATCCGATGACGTCATAACCTTGCACCACTGTGAACTCTTCATCAGGTGCAACAGTGAATGATCCATAGTCTTTTGACGCAAGAGTCATATTGCTTGTCTTGCCAGTCGAAGCGATTTGAACGTCTTCCAGCACATACCAGTATGTACCATTTGAATCAGTAAGAAGACTTCCAGCAGGAATTTCCAGCAGCGGCGTTCCCTCTGCAGTCACACCTTTCAGCATCGTGCTTACGTTTTTTGTGCGCTCGATACCAAGAAACGCCGCGATTGCATCAAGATATACTCCATATGAGTAGTTAGGGTTGATGAGACTTCCCAATTCGGCATTGTTCTTCATCACTGAAGTTCTTGCCAACGTCTCTGTTGCGATTAGCGTGCCTTGCGGCGTCGAAGCATCAACATCAAGCCCGACCCCTAAAGACTCAATCCATTCACCTTGAACATCAGCCAATAAATCTGCCGTGTCAATGGTGATCACACCAGTACTTACTATGTAAGAATATTGTGCACTCATTCTATCATATTCCCAGTTCTGTTTCCAGGCCCGTTACCGATATGCCCGTGAGTGGATACATCAATGCCGCCGACCGTTGTGCCAGTCGGAAGCGTTGCCGTCGTTCCTTCTTTGCCTTCTATCCCACCATTGAATGTTGCTTTTCCATTTACTATCAATTGTTGATCGATAGTGGTTATCGGGGTCTTGACGTTTACTCCAGCAGACGCAGTTATGTTTATTGAGTCATCGCTTAGTGCAATTCTCACAGCGCCGCTGAGGGATTGAATTACCATTGACCCCGCATCCTCTCCGCTTATGGTGTATTTTCGGAATACATCCGGTATGAACAGTCCATCAGCGAAAGTTTTTACACGGCCATTGGTAGGCGCGGTCGGCTTCAATTCTTCAAGGAATGTCGACAACTCGCGGTCGCCAGCGAATATCCAGCCCAAGTCGCCTTCCTTCAAAGGGAAGTTGATCACGAATCCGCCGCCGCCGATTGCCAGTACCGGAATTGACACCAAAGGTTGACGCTCCACTGGCTTATCATCAAGACTTACGAAATGAATAACAGGTTTTATGACTGCTAAATTTTTCTTGCGGTCATAAGATATTACTTGCGCAGGAATCATGCCATCAGTGGTATACTTGCCACGGTCCAGCATTCCCTGAAGCGCGGCAAACATACTTGATTTGTCAGTTTGGTTGGGGCTTGTAAGTTGGGTTAACTTTTCTGCCATCATAGACTCCTTATATCTGATCAACAAATTATAATCTATAAGGAGTCTATAAGCAATATTTTAGCGATTTGACTTTGATTCTTTAATGGCAGCTTCGTTTGAGTAGGCTTCATTAAGTGATTTTGCTATTAAACCATCAAACATGGCAAATGCATCACGCAGTGAATAGTATTCTTCCAACTCCTTTAAAGATGCAAGGCCGTTATTTATTAGACTTGCAACCATTGGCTCAAGATAATTAGGCTCTACTGTCGGTGCATCAGCCAAGAATCTATTTGGAATTTTGGTGCTTTTCCAATCGCTAAGGAATCCAAAGTTGTGCTTTTTAACGGCTTCCATCAATACTTTCAACACAAGATTAGGCGGCAAGTGATTAGGAATACTTTTCACTTCCTCACTAATTACTTTTTCAGAATTAAGCCTTACTTTGGACCCGTCATATTTGATCACATAACATTCACTCAATAATTCAAGTGGAGTTAATATACTTATGTCATCCACCATTTCAAATGCATCTATTGCGCTAAATTGATGAATTTCATAAGTCACGCCAAACAAGTCGATTATTTTATTCTTTCTCATATTTATGCCGATGGTGCAACGCCGCCCGTCACCGTAAATATATCATCACGACTCGCTAAATCATATTCAAGTTGCATGATGACAAATGTGGTGTCGTTCAAGCTTGGGTTTAAGACTGATTTGAATTTAACACCTTGTGCAAGCTTCAAATCTGCGTTATACATACAAGTGAAGTCTGCACCCCACTCGTTCCACATCGGTATTCCGACAAATTCCTCAATGACTGTAATCTGGTCTGGATTTAGAATTTTGTCTTTATCCTTAACAATTAACGTATCGTCATCAATGTATGCCGCGATGGAGTTGCGTTGATAGTTCTGGATCTCAAGCAGCAGCGCAGCAGCAACATATGTCGTTCTTCCTGGATTCACAAGGCGCTGATTATTAATCGACGTGTCGCAAATAACAGTATCGATGTCCATTTGTTTTGCAGACCATTCCACGAACTCTTTGAAAGTCGGGTTGGATGGCGCAGCTTGAGTTATGAACTTCGTTCTGTTTATTTGGTTGGTGTAACAAGTGATTCTGATGACTATATTCGGCGGCGGCGCTGTTATCTCAACTGTCGTCACCTGTCCCTTGTATACCAAGTTGCTGCTGATTACGTTTCCCTCTCTGTATCCAGCTTCAATAGTCACGTTGACGTAGTTCGCCGCCAGCTGACCTTGATCACGCAGACGTTTGTTGAATGCCGTGAAGTTGGAAAGCAGGTACTCTCTCAAGTACCCTGTTAATCCTGCGACTTCAATCGTGGCCTTATTCTGAACGGAAAGTGCTGCCTTTTTGATTCGGCATCTAAGCATCAATCCTTCATCAAGCACTTGGCTTGTGCCATCCGGCATAAATAAGGTGACTTTAAGGATTCTCTTTTTCAAATTATCACCACTTCAAAGGTGTAGCAGTAAGGTTGTTTATGTCGTTGATATCATCTTGTTCAAGCACACGCTTAGTCTCAATCGCCGTGCTTCTTGGGTCTTGAGCGCCGTTGACGTTGATGACAACGTTTTTCTGACCCATAGTGATATCACGCCCACCAGGTCGACTATTCGCGGAAAGGTCACTGCCGTATTTCTGGAATGCCTCAAGCTGAAATGCCGCAAGACGAGCATTCTTCATCGCTTCGGCCTGAATGTTCGGTCTTACACCTGGAGTTGAAGCCAGCTGCATGTTTTTAATATAATCCCTTTGCGTTCCAAGTTTAAGGTAAGTTTGAGCAAAGTCAATATCACCTTTGTTTACTTGTCCTTGCATCAGCTGCTCAACTGGCACGTTGAGGTATCCTGCAATAGCTTCTTGCAGCTGTCTGTATTGCACCGTTTGGCGGGATTGTCCCTGTACTGGAGCGTAGCTGCCTTTTGGCGCTTCTACTCCGCTACCGCTAAGCACTGGAGTAACTGGTGCACCTTGCGGCGCTCCCGTGGCGTATTCTCCATTCGCCTGTCGTTCGAGAGCGGCCATTACCTTGCCAGGGTATGCACGGGTGTTCTTTCCCCATCCGCTGCGGTCATATCCGCCGTGATACATAGTCAGCGCAAGATTCCAATCGCCATTAGCAGCGGTGAAATATTCCTTGAGAAGTTGAGCGCCGCCCATAATGTTTTGTCTAGGGTCGTTGCCGTCTGTGATGCCAAGACCCTTGAAGTTGGAAGGCATTATTTGCATCAGTCCGGTCGCGCCTGCTCCGCTTACGGCATTAGGGTTGAATCCAGATTCGACTTCTGTGACGGCCTTCATCATCGCAACAGGTATTCCATAACGCTTGGAGGCTTCCTCATAGATTGAGTCGTAAGCGGTCGGATTGCCTGACCCCAAGTTATTGCCTACGGTCGCACCAGTACTTAGTGCTGGTGTTCCAGGTATGGCGGATTGGCCTGCGCTTCGTCCTATCTCACCAGCCCATGCAGCCCACGCTTGTCGCTCATCAATGACTCCAGCAAAGGTTGAAACGGCGCTTGAAAACAGGTTTATATCGCGAGTGAAAAGTGCTTGCGCAGAACGTTGTTCAGCCGCGTTTTGCTCCTGGTTCCTCTGGCGTTTCACATCGCCGTCGGCCATCTGCGTGATCCATCTATCAACGGCACGCTCGTGACGCTCGTTAACAGCCGCTTGTTTATCAAACGGGTGTTTCAAGTCAGCGATGAAATTGTCGACAAATTCAGACCATCCATCAGACATTCTTTGGAACATCATCTGGAATCCTTCGACTGTATCGGCAGTCTTGCTGACAAGCGTCGAGAATGCCGGCATCACGTTCTCGCCGATTACCAGTTCAATGCGTCGCCAGTCTTCTTGAATTTGGCCCATGCTGTTTCGTATCGTTTCAAGTGCGGCCTGCTGTCTTTGCAGCTTCGCGGTTTCTTCGTCGCTTATACGGGTGCTTTCTTTGACTGATTGATTTCGCTCACGAAGCGCACGGACTTCATCAGCGGTAAAACCTGCCAGAGCACCAATAGCACGAGCGGTTTGCTCATTTACACTTCTCAGCTTTGTGCCAATTTCATCAAGCAGCTGGTTTGTGTCTTTTATGCCGCCGTTACTGTTGAAAGGACTGGTTCCCATCTTGTTAAGCAACAAGTTGTCCTTGTTCATAACATCTGGGTTGGTGTATGCGTTGAATGCGAGATTAGAAGCCTTGCTGATCAAATCCCTTGACCCTTGCGCACCAAGAACTCCGCCTGAACTCTCATTCAATTGTCGCTGTAATTGCTCCACGCCAATTGGTGAAAGTCCTGCTTCAAATCCCAGCTTCCTTTGCGCTTCGTATTCTTTTCGAACATCAACAATGGATTTGACGACGACAGCCAATCCTGCGACAACAGGAACGAGCGCGGCAAAGCGATAAGTAAGCCGCGCAAGGATTCCGTCAATAGACCCCAGTTCAGCTGTGAGAGGCTTCAGCTCACCAAACACATCTTTGAATGCTCCGGTGAAGTCTTTACCAGCGGCCTTTGCCTTTTTGTTTGTCTGATCAACCTTATCTTGCAATTGCTCAAGACGATTGATGGACTCTTTCAAGTCCACCGTATATTGAAGAACAAATTTTTCTAATGAGTCAGACACAGTTTACCCCTTGTTTGGAGTCTCGCCGCTGAGGAATGGCGCGATTAATCGCATCGATTCGCCAATAAATGCTGCAGCCATTTCGCCGCCAGCTTGTTCCCAGTATCCTTCACGTTCAGCGTGAGTCTCTGGGTTGATTCCGTTTTCCATCAACACTGCTTCGAAAACCAATTTCAAGTTTTCCCAGTCGCCAAGATGGTTGTCAATAAGTGCGCCAGTGCTCAGCGGAATTTCTTGCCCGACATCAAGTTCAACCTTTGCAAAGCTTAACACTTCCATTGTGTATTCTGAACGGAATGCAGGGTCTTTTGACATTGCAAATTCGATGAATCGGCGCTGTATGTTCCAACCTTCCATCGCAGTCATTTTGCTGATTTTAATTTCTACTTTACGACCAGTTTGTTTATTGGTGATCTTCATTTTATATTCCTACTGTTGATTTTATTTTATTATATAACGAACTCACAGTTGTAGTCAAACTGACTGGCTCTTTAATAGCCACGCCATTTGACGATTCATCTGCGGACTGTTTAGGGTCAAAGCTTCCTTGAATACTAAATGACGTCTGTTCAAATGTTATTACAATTGAGACTCCATTCAGGTTTTCTTCTGACTGAGTTATTTCGACATCAGACATCGACATTTTGCTTGCAATTATGCTTCGAGAAGTTATTGAAAATGTGACTTCATCATTGTCGAATGTATTAATTATGTTTTCAATAGTCGATTGGTCGTTGCAAATTACGTTTAGCGCCATGTGCGCTGGCATTATTACTTTTGCCGCCTGTAGATTGCTTACTGAGGATGTACTTGATACTTCCACCACCTGCATCGCCGTTCCAGCAATTGGAAATTGAGTAGTTTCTGCTGGTGATGTTATTTCTGCAGACACTGGAGAAAGCCTTGTCCAGACAGGAAGCCCTGTCGACTCATTCGTTATGGTCAGAGATTGACCAGAAAGCAGAATCGAAACAAAGTCCATCAGAACATCCCCTTGATGCCATTCATCACCTTTGTTGCAACGCCAGTGACGCTGGCAGTAGTCTCTTTTATATAAGCGATGCCGCGCTCAATGACAGTGGAGTCGGCTGCTTGCGCTGTTTGAATAGACACATCCTGCTGTGTTAATATCTCGTGGAAGACCAGTTGTATGGGTTGTGAAGTTATATTGTCAGCATCTTGGCTGAGATTGTTATTTTGCAGCACCATACGTTCAAATATTAGCCCACGAGAATTTATTGTGTATATAGTGGACCTATTTTGCAGCATCTTTGCGATTGCTTCGGACGCGCTTTTTGTCTGTGCTATTACAGTCACAGTCAATATTCTAGGCATTTTGACCCTGCCATCGACAATATAGCTTCCATCCTCCCTTTGGTTCTTGAATATCTTTGCTTGGAGTCTTATTTTAACGTTAACAATCGCCCAACCAAGCGTTGACACTTCCCCAAGGTTGAAGCTTCTTATTGTGAAGCTTCTGTTGGAAAGACTATATGACAATAAATCGATAGCCATTAAATTGACCCCAATATACTCTGCACCACGCCTTTTGCAATTTGTGATGTGCTCTGTGCGCCGCCGTAGCTGGCAAACACGAATGTGTATCTGTTTGTCTTACGACGACCGGATTGCTCAATGGAGTCGCCAAGCGGACCGCTGATGATGGTCCCGTTCGAAAATGCTACTCTGCCGCCATCAGGATATGTAATAAGCATTGATGTGACATCCTGTATAGGAAGCCACTTGAATCCGCCTTTACGAGCGGAAAGCAAAAGCTTTAGATTTATGTCGTCTTCAGTGTTTGGGATCACTGCAATGGATACGCGAACGACGGCGGCCTTGTCATAAATACAAATGCCGCCGTCATAAGTAAGTTGATAGCCTACTGATTCAACTTCCTCAATAATTAGCGAATCCTGGTCATCAGACAAAGAACTGATATTCAGCCCAACAGGAAAAGATTGGAGAGCGACAATTCTAATGCTTGTGCCAAATCCACTAATATTGACCATGTTTACTCCGCAGATGCAGATTTAACTGCTGCAAGAATTTCATCCTTATAAGAAAGACCTTTGATGTCAATCTCATGTTCCTTTGCATAAGCCTTCAATTCAGAGACGCTCATTGAATCAAAATCAACTTTCGATTCCACTGCCTTCTCTTCAACCTGTTCTTTCTTCTCCGCAACAGGGTTTGAAGTCTTTTTGAATAATTCCGATGCGTCTTCAAATTTTTCGCCAAATTTCATGACGCCATTAGCAAAATGAATTACTTGTGCCATTATTGATTACTCACCTTTATACGTTCGCCATAAATAGTCACCACTTCAGCGGTGAATCCAAGAATACCGTTTTGGATGGTGACAGTCAATGAGTCGATTCCGGCAACGTCTGCTTTCTTCAGAATAGCATCTGCAATCGACTTTCTCGCACCGTCTTCATCAACGGGCGATTTGAAAACAGTGCCTAAATAATCGACTCCGTTTTCAACATCGTACAAGTCTTCACCAAGTCGCATTTGATGCGCTGCCTTGATAACTTGTACCATGGCCTTTTCTCCTGACAGAATATTCAAATTTCTTCCATCAGGCAGAAACAGGTCGTTGTTATCATTAACTTCAATCGTTAGAGTTGTCAAATTGCAAACTCCGCTTCAGCAGTTTTCTGGAATTCAGCCAACTCAGATTCTGACATGTAATATAAATTACAGCCGCCAGAGTTAAAATTCTCATAATCGGGTGTGCTGTCAAAAATAAAATTGCCGTACCCAATCATGAGATATTTATAAGGCACCATTGGTATACCACCAAAACAACGTACCCCCTGAATCAACAATTCGCCATTGCGGTAAACATCTGCGCACATGTGCTCAATTGCGGCGAATATGTGCAGCTGCCAATAAGCACCGTCAACGTTAAAGCTGATATTCTGGTTAGGTACGCTGTCAAGTGGTATTTGATACATTATAAAATCTCTTGGTTGCTCACGCCAGTTTTGACTACGTTCTCAAACTTAAAGCGATATTGACGTGTTTTTACACGACCCTGAGACTGGATGCCAGGAATTACTGAGCCAGTCGTCAAAGTGCCCTTGTTCAGTGTAATGACCATGCCAGAAGGGTAGGTCAGAATAAGGGTGATCACGTCTTTCGCAGAGTTCTTTCGCTTGCCTACACGGTTAGCCGCTGCCAGAACATCTAAGTTCACATCGCTTTCAGAAGTAGGGATGATGTTGACGCCTACTTCAAGAGGGTTGGCACGGTTCCATACTACCAGGTCACCGTTCAATCCCATTGCTGCTTCAGAGATTTGAAGATCAGGCGCGTCAATCGGATCAGCATCATCTGCGAAATCAGAAAGAGTTACACCATTTGGAAAAGTGTTTGATGCCACTAAACGAATCGAAGCGCCAAAACCGGAAACGTTAATCATTACAGATTCCTCTCAGAGAGATGGCCGCCAGTTACGGCGGCAATTATTTAGATAAGAACGTCACGACCTTCAACGCGACGCACAGCATCATCTTTAGAGTAGATTAGCGTGTATGTTGCATAGTATTCGGTGCGCCCATCGGAAGTGGTTTCAGTATCAAAATCTACAGTCAGCCAGTAACCGATAGTTTCAACCTGCCGCCAAGCAGTGTTGTCACCGGAAGTTTGCGTGATGTATTGTTTCTGAATCTCAGTCAGCGCCTTGCCAACAGAGATGGTGCCGTTCACTTTTGCGTTATCCACAGCAACCTGAATCATGGCTTGCACAGTCGCTTTCCCTTCTTCGTTAGCAGGGACGCGACCAAGATTCAAGAACATGCTGAACAGCTGAGATGTAATAGCAGACTTGAGCCACATTTCGTTGGCATAAGTGTTCATATCAACTGCTGCTGTTGACCCGCCCATCAATACGCCGCGCTGGAAGAATGCCAAGGTTTGTCCGGCCTGCTGAGTAGCACCGATGTAGTTCGCACGGTTTTGATCAGCAGTATCTGCGCGAGAGTCAGTTGAAACAGTCACGTTGCGAGTATCAAACTGATAATACATGTAGTTTTGAGTCGCATTCACAGTATTATAGTTTGTTGCCGCGAGGATTTCAGCAGGTGCTTGGTCGATGTAATCGTTGGCAAGGTTAGTTGCGCGAATCATCATGCCAACGCCTGAGTACCCTTTCAGAGCGGTGTAGTATGACCCGATATTAGCGAACGAAGTCGAGAATAAATACATGTACATATTATTCTGCGAATGAGTCCACGCTGCCACAGCGGTAATCTCTTCCAGAGTTCGGTCTGCTCCAGCGAAAAGGAATGAGCCGAAGTTGTTGGAGATTTCCACAGATGCTGCGATTGCTTCTACCGGACTTGAAACGCCCTGGCCTGCAACGGTTACGGTGCCAGTGGTGGTCCAACCCAACGCTTGAGACGGGTCGGTCGGTTGGCCTGTGACGTTGATAGACAGGTTGCCTGCACCAGCGGTAGACGGTGCTGCTTCCAGCGTGAACTGCTGAGTATTAGCATTCCAATACACTTCTGCATCAGCAAGTGCAGGCACCGATGTGCCACCTTCTGCTGCAAATTTAGTATTGATTGCCGTTTCCAGAAGTTCAGCAACATTTGCCAGACTTGTCGCTGCTGAAAGGTTAATTGCGTCAGTCAGGTAGTCTGTGCCATCGTAAGTGATGCTTAAGATAGCGCCAGTGAATGCCTGAAACGTAGCAAGCACTTTAGGCTCAGTATCACCGATTACCATTGCTGGAATCGCAGTCGACACAATACGCGAGAAGCTGATCGAATCAGGCGAGTTAATTTGCTTGCTGATGAATCCAAAATATAATGCTGCGCGCTTATATTCTTCGGAAGAATAACCGAAATATGATCCAACAGCATCAGCCGTTGAAAATTCTGCTACAATGCCAGGCGGCAGAACTGTATTAGAAGTCATGACGCGAAGAGACAGTTTGCGAACTGCAACAGCCGCGCCTGCTCCGACCCCTGATACAATTTTAATATAACGAGATTGACTGATCACGTCGGTGTCCTCTTATTTAATGACTTGGCTGTTGACAGATTGCCACATAAGACTGCTGTGGATTAAAGGCTTGTCGAATCCCTTCACACGTACAGTATATCTGGCGTTTCTTTGCCACGGTCCGTTTTTAATTGATTCGACAATCTTTGCTTCCATCGCAAGCCCAATTTGACCCAATGCCTGTCTAGCGTCTATTTTACCGGAAAAAATCTTTTTAGCAATTTTATTCTCTATTTCACTGCGCTCACTAACGAATAATTCATAGGCATATCTCATGAATGGTCTGGGTGGCACTTCTACCCTGACTGGGCCTTGTCCAAAGTTCAAAACGGCTATGTGACCAAATTCGTTAAGCCGCGCGACTTCTGAAACCAACATTCCTTCTCCACCAGTTTCTGAAGGGTATCTGGTAGAATCAAACCATCCCGCCTCGACAGTAAGACCCTTCATAGATTGAAGCGCCTTAATCTGTTTTTCTATCATTTTTGATTTTGTCATATTACACCGGAACGTCACCCAAATCATTATTAACAGCTCTTGCCACTGCAGGAGTATCAATTGAAATTGCGTTTCTGTGAAGTATTACCAAATCAAAAGAAGGGAATGATTCAAATTGCGACATATCATCATAAAACTTTTCATTATTATTCATGTCGATTCGATATACTGAGGCCTGATGCTTTTTGAACCAATCTCTCAGATTAGCTTTATGAGTTATGAATCTTGCCAAATAAGTCAATACGTCATTAGCAGTAGGCTTTTCTGGGTCACCAGGGACTTCTGGAAATAAGCCACTAATTTGAAAACGTGTTGCGTATATCTGATCTTCAATATCTTTAAATTTGCCGTTTACAAATTGAGACTCATCATTGACAAATTCACTTTTCCTCATGGACCATCCAAACGGAACTGAGAATAAAAGGTTAAACCAAATTTGGTCACCAGTCGGAATGCCCTGTTGAGTCGGTTGATACTTTTTCTGGACCGGAACAGCAGAAAGGTCTGCACGACTATACGCCGCCAGACCTTCTTCAATTCGCGTTGCCAGCATGTCAATCAGGTCGACATCTGTCATATACACCTCAAGTAGACACTGGAAAGCTTTGTTTTATTTCCACGGCAAGGCAAGTCGTCCAACCATCTTGGTCAAACCATGTCGTTTCATCTTCCATTTTATACGTTTTCCCACCAAACACAAAATAGTCGCCGGAAGCGTCGCGGTCAAGGTCAACAATGTCTTTGTCTACCCAGATTTTGACATAGTTCTTTTGAAGCTCCAATCCAAGCTCGACGTATTGATTTCGAAGAACAGCCTGCACCGAAGCAAGTAGCGTGATTGGTTCTTCATAAGTGGTAACGTAGTTGCGCATTTTATCAAGAGTGCGCCCCTTGTACATGTAATATTGAATCGGTTGGCGACCGATGACCTTTGTCGCAACTCGATATAAGTTTACGCCAGGAATCCTCACCAGAATACCCCACCAATTTTACGAAATCCTTCGCGCTCTGGAAGACCGCCAAACGACAAGCCGCCGACAGCCAGTGCTTGCAGAAGCGCCCAAAGCGCCATGCCATAAGGAGTACTTGAAAGCCAGTATTCCCAACCATCACTTGCAGGCGGCGCTACCTTATTCACGGTGATGTCACCGATTGTTGCACCAGTCACGAAGCCGCCTTGTTCAACTCCGTCACCAGAAGACACAGACACCTGTTGGTCTGTGGCTATGCATAAAAGATGAGCCGTCATATATTCCAATGCCAGCTCCAATTTACTGCCATTTAAAACACGACAAGGACTGTCTTGTGATTCAATAAATTCACATGCCATGTCATAGAAAACTTGAAGCGTTGTGTCAGGGAATTTTACCTGATCAGCAAACTGTGGAAATTTTATTCTGAACTTTTCGTAATCTAATGACATGGCATTCACCTTATTTAAACGCGGAACAAATCATCTTCTTGTTCGCCGCTCAATTTAACCTTGATGCGCTTGTCAGCCGTCTCACGCGTCATAGGTGCGAACGGGTCATCTGACATGCCGCGCACTTCTTTAGCGACAGCTTTATGATTGCCAACGATGTCGTGGTTAACCACTTTAACCAGACCTTTTTCAAGGTGCTGCTTGAATACGTGATGATCTTTTAAATGTTCAAAATCAGCATCGCTTACAACGGTGACGATTCCTTCAGGAGTCCACAAAGGTGCACCATCAGCGCCTTTTGCCATTTCACCAAAGCCGGAAGTTGCCGAAGTAAGACCAGCACCGCCCTTGATCAGAATCTGTTTGCGAATATTTGGAAGAGCGCCTGAACCAGCTTTTGCATTCGGGTTTTCTTTCACTTCCGTATAGAAAGTGTAGTTGACTGACATAGACATAGTTGAAACGATGTATTTTGGCATTTTGTAGTCCTATTTATATAAGCCTCAGATAAGCCCCTACAGCCCTTGAGGTCTATTGATATGGGGCGAAGCCTTTCGACCACGCCCCATGTGTTTTACTGTGTAATCACAGCAATTAGATACCAGTCATACGGACGACTGCGAAAGGACGCTTGAGCAGAACGCCTGCTGTTGCGTTTGCGTAGTCTTCAACGTAGCTCTTAGCACGTTTCTCAACGCCCAGAGTCATGAACTTAGTCTGAACCAGCTGGCTGAATACGGAACCATCGTCGCTTGAACCATCAATTGAGGAATCGATGTGATCAGCGTACAGATATGCCACGTTCAGGAAAGTCGGGTCACTGCCAAGTGCGCCGTTGAGTTCCGGTGCAGATTTGATCTTCATCTTCGGATAAGTCTGGGTGATCCAGTCACGTACAGAAATACCGAAGTCGGTGGTGTTTGACAGCCAATCAATAGAGTTGGTCGGCAGCGCCAGAGTCATATCAACCTTCTCTGGATCAATCTGGTCCTGAGAGTTGACACGGATTTGACGAACCATCAAACGGATGTCTGCAGTCACCTGTTGGAAGGTCGCAGTAGCCCAGCCGGAAGTGGTGTTTGAAGTCATCGCCGCTGGCAGGTTTGGATCATTCAGGAAGCCGAACGTGCGGTTGTTCCCGTTGTACCAGCCATAGAAGCCGATTGCGTTACGCATGATTTCCAGAGATACAGCAGCCTGCTGGCGCTTGGTCTCTGCGGAGTTCAGACGCATCGCAGACGCGCGACCTTCTTCCAGCATGCCGACTGCCATGCCCATTTCACCACGAACGATGGAGCGGCGTTCAAAGTTTACGTTCCAGCTTGCCAGAGGAATAGAGGTGAAATCACCATATTCAACTGCGGTGCCAGCTGGTTCAACGATACCCTGAACGATTTCCGCATCTTCCCACTGACCAACGGTGTCAATACCAACCAGCTCATCGATTTTACGAGCGGCGGTCATGATTTTGACGAAGCCAGGCAGCCACTGTTGCAGGAATTGCAGCGGGGTCGGGATTGATGGCGTGGTCTGCGGCGCAGTAAACGCGGCGTCACCTACGCGGAAAGCGCCTGCACGGTTTAAGTGCTCAATCTGATCACGCACAATCGCGGAATCAAACACAATACCGATACGAGCAAGCTGGGAAACAGCCGCGTCGGTTACGGATTGCATATCAAAAGGACGCACCTTGCTCGCTGGGAGGCGAGAGTGTGTTTGGCTAATGCGAGTCATTATTCACCTGCCTATTAACGAGTCAATTGTACAATGGTATAAGTGGAAGACTGGACGCTTGGGCCGGAAAGGGCAATAGTCGTCGGGTCAATCACAATACCGCCTGGGATGGCAACCATGCCAGTTGGCAATGAGCCAGTATAGGCGATAATTGCACCAATAGGCAAGTTGTTCGGGTTGTTACCGCTGGAAATGCCTTTAGGTACATAAGCAAGCAGGTCGCCATAGTTAAGCGTCTGCGGACTGGTGCTTGGGTTGAATACTTCAACTACGAGGCCCGTGCACATATCATAGAACTCGCCTTCGCTATATTGAGGCAGAACCATGCTGGCACCCAAAGGGCCAGTAGAGTTGCCATACAGCGCGTAACGCTTGCTATTGCCGAGGATGCCGTAGTAGTTAGTGCCGCCCAGCTCAACTTCAAAGTCCTGCGCGCCCAAAGTTTTGGTTTGACCAGTACCCATTAAGGATACGTCAGTCTTAAAACCGAACACACGGCTGATGGCGTTTACGTTTGCGCCTTCGTTAGCGTTGGCAATTCGGCCTGGCTTCCCACGCTGTGGGCCGTCGCGAACGATGTCGCCAGGAAAGCCAGTTGTATATTGACGGCCTACACTAGTTTGGAAAGTCATGTTTATTCCCCTTTCAACCAAGCTTCAAACGCTTCGTCAGTTGCTGCAGAATCCGCAGCGGCCTTTTGTTTTGCGACTACACGCTGTTTTTGACCGTGTTCAACGCCGCGCAGATAATTATCCACCACGTCAAACTCAGCACCATCAACGCACTTCAAGCCTAACTTTTTAGCGCCATATTTCGCTACGGACTTGGAGTCCATAGTTGCATGATCAAAGGCACCAACAACTTTAGACAGGCGCTGGTAGAGGCTATTCTTACGAGCAGAATCAGCGTAGAAAGCAGCAACTGCTGAATCAGATGCCATTGAGTGTTCCCCTTTTGCTGGACCTGGCGACGCTTTCGCCGCTTTTGTCGGTTTGTCATCTTTTTCGACCGAAGCCCCCTTTACGTTGCTGTTTTGCAGGCCGCTAACCACATCTTCAGCTTTGTCGCAAGGTGATACATCTTCAGCCTTGACTTCAACTTCTTCGTCTTTGACTTCGGCTTCAACTTCTTCTTCATCACCTACCGCGCCACCTTTCAGTTTTGCAATAAGTGCTTCGATTTGGCTGATCAGTTGCGGAAGCTCGCCGCCAGCGTGAGATTCAGTTTCAACTTCAAACTTCTCTTCACCTTCTGGAGTCTCTTCAGCTTCTGCTTTGACTTCTGGATCAACCATCACTTCTTCACGTTCTTCGGTTGAATCCTTCTCTTCTGCTTTCACTTCAACTTCGTCCTGATGAGCAGCTTCGGTGCTCTCTTCATTCAGAAATTGTTCGAGCGCAGGGATCAGTGACTTCAGCTGTTCAACAGCATTATCACGCGCTTTACCTTTTAACGGTTTTGGCATGTCTAAATCCTCGTTGGATGGTGTTACAGTCGTCAAACAAAGATGGTCAAAGCAACGACCATCCAGCACCCGTGCACCTGGTACTCGACCAACGTCCACGAGAGCAATGTGGTTGCCGCGAAGAGTTGTCTGTACCACTTCATACGGCTGCCCGTCAAACTCTCCAGACTGTATGATGAATTCACAGTCATAGCCCAAAGACAAGTCAACCTTTCCAGAATCGATGGCTTTCTTCAGACGACGGCTAAAAACTTTAAGGTCGCCGCGCATCCATGGCTTGTCATAATAAACATTGCCAGTTAGAACGCCATCAACGCCATACTCTTCGGGTGCTGTGTTATCCTCATCACCTTCGAATCCAGAAAGCATTTCGTGATTGTCGATGAAAGGGATATTTTTGAATGAATCTATCGCTTCGGGGTCTTTCACCGCTGACTCTGGGCGATAAACTTTTACGATGCGATTCGGATCACCATCAAGTCCAACCTGACCTGCAGAATAATCAAAAATGCCAAATGACGAAATGGGACAACCCACAATCGTCAAGAATCCATTTTTGTCAATTTCGCGTGCCGTTTGCATTCGCATCCACCCTCAAATAAGTATTGTGTATTATATCTAATGAAAAAAACTTAGGCAAACAATAATTATGGTTTGAATATGTATAACAACCGATATAGCCGCGCCTTAATTAGTGTGATACGGATGATACGGATAAAATGAGGCGTATTTTTATCCGTATCGGTGTATAAGCCGCGCTATCACTGGTGTGCTACGGATGATACGGATGATACGGATACTTTTCATATATAAGAGTTTATAAAAAAAATAAAATTAAATTAGATATATAATTTTAAATTAATTTATTTGAATTCCTATAAAGTATCGCGGCAACGCGTATCATCCGTATCATCCGTAAGATTCTTTTGAAAACAACTACTTACTTGATACGGATGATACGTCATTATACGCGTAAAATCCTGCGGCAATCCATTGCCAGGCGATTCAGTGAATATTAAAAAGCACTCCAGCAACTAAAACGCCAATCAGCATCGAGTCGTAAACAGCCCATTTCCAAGAAAGCAAAGAGTTGCAATTAATATTTCGCACTTTAACGTAACGTGACTGAATAATCTTTTGCATAACTTCCTCTTTAGTTCAACTTAATTGCGGTGATCTGTCCGTAAACGGTAGATGTCAATGCGTCTGTGCATTGATAGTTTAGATACACATTGCCAGGCGCGGCAAGAGTAATTATCTTTGTTGGAATATTGCCGCCGAAACGACCTGCAGCCCGAATGCCAGCAGACATCGTGAATGCATCATCCGTAATATCTGAATTACTTGTTGACAATTTTACTGTAATTCCGGTATTCGCTTGAACTCCTTCTGTTGCGACAGTCAACTGACTTGCTGTCACAAGCCATTTCCCTGCAGGCAGGTTTAATGTTGCCAGATTCACCAGAGTTGTCGGAGGATTGCTTACACTATTGCTTGTGTTTTGCACATTGCTTGCAGCAGCATTAAGAACTCCAGAACCATCAATTGATAGTGTCGTTCCTACTTTTACGCCACCCAAGGTTGATGCTGATGCAATCGGTAACGAGTATTGAGTAACACTAATTGTACCGTCACCTGCAACACTTATGCCACTTCCTATCTTGACACCGCCGAGAACAGAAGCCGTTGCCGCTGGTAACGTGTATTGGTTGCCGCTGGATTTGACTACCTTAACGGCGACAGCATTCTTGGACCCTCCAGACTCCATGCCTATAATCACCGCTTCTCCAAAAGCGATGGTGATTGTAGATGCAGTTAAACCAGTCTGCACGTCTGTTATGTTCATTTTGGGAACTGAAAGTGTCAGATTCGGCTTGCTGGTAGAATCGCCATCATTACCGATCATAAAGAATTGACCAACTGAATTGTATCCAGACGCCAATGGCGGACTCAATGGAACAATCAGGTTTTTATCGGATGTAAATTCTGAAACAATCGCCAAACCGTTAGCATATACAGCAGGCAATACTGGCGTTTGTCCAGATAGAGGAAACGTGCTGATTGGTATCGTCATAATGACCTCAAATGATTGGTATTTTTCTGCACTTGCAGTGTATTGCCCATCCAGGAGGACCGATGTCACCCTTTTTGAACTTCAATTCGCCGCCAACTTCCCATAGGCGCTTGTCATCAAGTTTAAATCTCATTCCGTCGACGTGTTCATGAGAGATTCGCGGCTCCTTTCCTGCTCCTGAGTGCGCCCATTCAAATTCTTCAACTCCATTCTGGCGCATTCTTTCATCGCTCAGAACGCAATACAATTTGCTTGTCTGGTCTTTGGCGATTAAGTCGACTCTCTTTGCAGAGAAGTGTTTTACGTTTCGCAGCGCCGCCTGAATGCCTGACGTGCCTTGCTGGGCTGGGTCGGGCGAAGTCAGTGAAAGCATAACTGCTTCGTACACTCTGTTGTGAATATCCTCGCCAACCTTGGTCACTAGAGTCGTGTTGAACGTCTCGCTTGTTCTAAGAGTGTTCTCAACGAATTTGTTATATGTGGCCTTTGGCGCTTCTATGCCTGCGGACTTAAGGCTGGCGAATGTAGCAGAAGTGGCACCCTTTTCGACCGACTTGATAAAATCAGCGGCAATCTTCGACCCAACACGCGCAAACGCCTTTGCCCATTTCAGCTGCAGACGTTTCATAAGAGTTTGGAATGTTGAATCAGCAGAGTCTTGCGCAAAGAACTTCTGCACCTGCTTCTTTTCAAGCCATTCTGAAATGCCTGCCTGATAGTCATCAATCATCGCATAGCAAAGACCTTTCATCTCACGACGGTAGGCCATCGCAATAGCGTTTGATGGGATTATCGGACTGCCGCGCCCGATTCTATCGGGTGAGCGGCGTTCACGTTTTTTCGAAGCTTTAAAAGCCATATCAACCTTGCTTCGGTGAATTAGTAGGATTATTGAGTGCTCCGTATGCTTGAGAGCAATCACCCTTCAACCACTCTTTGAATGAGTTCACATCTAATTCGTGGATTGAGTCGAATCCGTTCCAACCGTTACCAAATGATGCCTGATAAGCTTCTTTTGCTTCTTCTGCTGAATCGAATCCAAGCATGCACTTGTGTTCATCGAACTCGCCAGAGTAGTTATCGTTTTGGTTCACGATAAAGACCTTCGGCGACTTCAGATTTGTGCCAACAAAGCAGTCGACTTCATCGCCGTCCGCGCCCTTGGTGCCTTTGATGAATCCGTAGTGGTGCGGCATCTTGACTGCCCATTCACCGTCAAGGCTGTTTCCTCTACGGATGCTGTTGCGAGGATTCTCAATCCCAAGAATCAGCCCATGCAACTTCATCTTAGGTAATGATGCTGCGTCCATCTTTCCAACGTTGTGTCGTAAGTTGACGACATTACCTTTGACGCTTGGAAGGGTAGACGGTTGCACCGACCGTGAATCTTTTTGAGGGTCAAAATCCACATCCTGACCTTCTTTCAGGTAGTAATCCGCAATACCCTCCAGACCTTCTTTCAACTGCGTTAGGACATCAACCTGATGGCTTGATTCATCGTCGGTATCGTCCATGTTGATTTCGACAGGCGCTCTGTCAGGGTTTTCCGCCAACTCACCGCGCGCGGCACCTTCTGGCATAATGCCTGTTTCACTGTAGAACTGGCCGCCCATCTTAACGACATCAGCTTTCGCCTGTTCAATATCGGCCTTACCTTGTAGGACTTCACCAGCAGACTTGCCAAGCAATGCCATATTCTCTGGAGACATCCCTGGTGTTTCTTCTGCCGCATCTTCCGGCAGACGGTTGTAGCCGCTGTTTTTGTCGTCTTTGATGCGGTCGCGCTCTTCATCAGGAGAAATGACGCCAGCATCAATAAGAGTTTTGCCAGTGTTGGCTCGCTTATCATTGATTTCTGCAAGTTGAGTAGCAGTAAGTGAGCCAACTGGTTCCCATGCAACCTTAACATCGACATCCACCCCTTCTGATTTGAGAAGGATTTTGTAATGGCGGTCGAGAATTTTTGTCAGGTCATGCTGCTGGCACGTTTCCAACTCTTCGTGATAGCTGACCATCTCGAATTCACCAGTGGCGTTAAAGCCTTTTGGCGAAGTCCCAAGCAGTTTGGTCGACGGAACTTTTGCGATTGCGGCCACCAGCTGGTACTGGTTCATGATGATGCTGTCGAAGTCTGACAAGTTGATATCAAACTGGTCCATCTCTTCTTTTTGGCCAAGCACTTTGACTGCATAGTTGTCGCGGTACTTGATCCACATCATCAGACGTTCTGCAAAAGACCGCTCATTGGCAATCGCCTTGTCAACGTCGGTCCGCAGCGTGGTTGTACGCTTGGACATCGCCAGCAATGGCGCTTCGTTAGCGGTACGTTCAGCGGCATAGATGCGTTCATAAATCTGCTGAGTCAGAGGAATGCCGCCGTAAATATAAGTTGGCTTGAGAATATCAGCTGGCTCATCATTGCGCAAGATGATGAGGTGACTTCGATGATAACGTTGTCCACTGATCACCCAGTATTCTGGATCATAGAAGTGCTGTGATGCAGGGTCGGCGGTGTTTTCAGACGTCAAAAATGGCATCATCCAATAAGGGTCGACCTGAATGATTCCCTTATAAGACCCCTTTGTCACACCATCAATGTTAAAAGGCTTGCTGTAATATTCTGGGTCATCGCTACGCACATCAAATATGATGACGCGGATACCAAAAATATTTTTGAATCGTTCGGCTTCAACTAAGTGCTCTTTGATATTAAATTCTTTATCAATTTGCTTTAGGCGTTCGCTTGCCTGTACTGACAATTCTGACTCAGAACTGGATTTGACTTCCCATCCTTTACGGACCGCATCGCGGCCTACCATGGAACAAGCCTTGTTCACCAGCCAGTGCTGCGCGATGATGGCGCAAGCTTGATATCCGATAAATGATTGCGATAAGTACCAGTTTTGCAACTGAATAGGTACTGTGTATGGGTTGACTTGCCCTTCTGAACTGATGTTCTTTAAGGCATTATCCATAACTTTTTTGGATACTGTTGCGGAATCGACTGAGCGACCTTTTATGATTGCAACACCATCGCCATTAATATCAGGCTCATATAAAGGGAAGTCATCAACCGTTTTAAAGGTCGGTCGATTGCTTTCAGTCTTTTCCCAGCGTTGACCGCTGCCGCGCCTTTCAAGGCGTTCAAACGGTGCCAATGGGTCGCCTGGCGGCATCTCCGCTGGTTCGGCTTCTGGTTGCGTCTTCTCCCAGAGTTTTATGCCAAGAATTTTCATTGTTAACGCCACCTGACAGTGAAAGGGAATCAATCTATATTATAAATATTCATGTGTTTGTAAGCAAATGATATGTATGGTGATCATAAATAGTTCATAAAATATTTTGCTTTTGTATCATTTTGAGTTATATTTTAGTTAACCAAACGAAAGGAGATTGAAATGAGCACAACAATTGTATTTGTCGTCCTACACAACGGCGAAGTCGTTAACGTATGCGAATATGAAGAACTGGCAAAGGCCACTGCTGCGCGATACGAAGGTGCTACTATTGACCCGTGGATTTTAGATGCGCGCAACGTCTTGCAGGCGACTTTGGATGAGTGGCTGTTGGGTCGCAAAGTCTATCCAGTAGACGACATCGACTCAATTCAAGGTGAAACAGTATATTTTGAAGATGAATGCGTTCGCGGCATCGGCAAATTTATGGGATTGTGCCCATCTTCATCCAAAAATAAATTTTATCGTATTCAAGTTGAAGAAAACGATATGTTTGACAAAGTTACGCGCTCGATTGTTCCTGACGGCGGCACTCCAATCTTTATGGCAGAATCAGACATCAAGGGGATCATCAAATGAGAACGTTAACCGAACTCGATGTTTTGAAAGACGTTGCAGCCGCGCTGGGCGTAGAATTATCCGAAAAGGCGACACTAGGTGCTTTGCGTCGGGATTTACTCGAAGCTGTTGACCGCAACGATTTTGACCGTAAGTGTATGCAAAAGAAGATTCGGCAGGCGGTGAGAGCGGGTAAGCGATTCCGTGCCAGGTCGTTTGCCGCAAGAAAGCTTGACCTTCAGCACGGAATGCTTTGATTGTTAAAGGTTAGAGAAGAAGCCGGATGCTGCAACGATTGGTTTCATCAATGCCATGATTGCTGCGTCCGCTTTGTTAGGTGATTTGACTCCACGCTTTGCCATATCCTTTTTGGATTCAACTTTGAACTTGCCAAGAACAGACGTATCTTTGCGCGGCGCTGACATCTCAAAAAGAAACGTCTCAATCTCTTCAGTAGTCCAAGCTGGAATCCCAAGTTCCGGTATACCATCGGTGTCGATTGAAATCAATTCATCAGTCGGATATACGGCTTGCCCAGTTGCATATTCGTATGTCTTTCTGAATCTCTCTGCAATTTCAGTCCACTTTTGCGCTTTTATGTTTGCGAAATGGTCTTTATTGAGTATTTCAACGTGTGGTAGCTCAAGAAAAACGTCATCAGGATCATCAACAGACCCTTGCGCGTTGAACGCATTAAATTCGATTCTTGGAAATGATGGATTTTCATGTATTGCATACTCGTTTAGTTCATCAAACTTTGAACCAGCAAAAGCGCCGACACCGATGGCGTCATAAGTTATGGAAGCGCCGAATGTAAGCGCATCTTTCCAAACTCCGCTTGCCGATTTCAACAATTCATCTTCCAGGCCTTCCCACGTCTTGATGCCGCGCAATACGTTTCCTGTGACGAATGCAGTGGCGTTAAGGTCGTCGCCATCGTCCGCTACGTCAAAGCCTATACGGTTAGACCCTGACAAACTCCAGCCCAGCGTTGGGTGCTTGTGGAGATTAAGCGCGGCCTTAACGAATGCGCGGTTGATTACAGATTTGTCGCCGCCAGTCTTCGGCACGCCGCCATAAACGTGCTCTGCCTTTTTCGGGTCACGCTCGTACATGCCTGCAATAACGTCCAACATTGTTTGCGACAAGAATGGATTATCTTGCCAGTTTATCTTTTTAACAATTGCATTCTTCGGCGGTCGCATAACAAAGTTTTGATATACGAAATCGGCCTCTTCATCAGGGTTAAAGATGATCCATATTTCGGACCCTTCTTTACGTATTGTCGGCTCAATAATGTCCCACTGTTCTTCAGTAAGCGCGTGCGCTTCTTCCAGCCAAAGAACATCAACGCCTTCTGTTGATTTGATTTCATCAACGTTACGTGCGATACCATAAAATAGAAATTCAGATTTAGTTCTTTTGTGTTCGATAGAGTTCTTTAATAAATTGAACTCATCTTTAAAATCAGAAATCTCTATTTTGTCTTTTAATAGTGTATATACAGATTCAGAAATCTTGTTCTGGAATTGTCGAACGCAAAGGAATTTTAATTTGAAGTTTGCCGCCAAATAAATAGCAAAACCAGCGGCATCGTGCGATTTGGAAGATGCACGACCGCCGTATATTACTTTGTATCGCGCTTTTGTCTTCCAGACTTCTTTTAAAGCAGGATTCAACTGGTACATGAATTTCCAATTATGTGTTAATATTTTATTCATATTATAGTTTGCTTGTACAAGCTATATCAAGTAAAATTATGATTCCAGCTTAGTAGTGGATAAAGGGTGATCTTTCGGCCAGATTTTTTCTGGCCATTTTTTTGATTAAAATTCACAAAAAGTTTGCCTTTCTGAAACTCTGCGTTATAATCATATTAACTCAAAACCGGAGGTAATATGAAACTCATCGACCGTGCCATCAAAGCCATAGATAACCATTCCACAGCTATTGCATTTGTAATGGGATTCTGTTTTACTGCTGCGTTTGGCGACGTTCACACATTCAAGTCTGTCATCTTGTGCTGGTCTATCTGGTCCCTCATTTCTCTGGTTTTGATTCTTCCGATGACGTGGCTTATCCTTACTTGTCTGGAATCTCAAGGTGAAGACTGATGAGACTATCAATCAAAGAGCGGGCAAAACGTCCCAAAAGGAGTGAGCCAAAAGCGAAATATACATGCGTAGGCGGTCCATTCGACGGTCAAGCGATGTGGCTTTCAAAATCTAATCCATCGACGGTTGAGTTTAGCCTTCATGGAATGCGCGGCAGATACCTGCTAAACAGAGAAACAATCGGCAGCACATTTGTGGAGTGGAAAGAAAATGGCAAGTGAATTAACTTTAAAAGTACCAAAAGAAGTGCTAGATAAGGCATATGCAGATTCTGTAAAAGAATTGGCCGTGGTGCTTGGGATTGAAAATGAATTTAACGTTCAATTGCAATTCCTTAAGGACACGCTTCAAATTAAAGAGAATAGAGAGGCTGGAAGCGGTGCGCCTTTAGCTCTGGCAATCCTCTATACAGGTCTGATTTTGCAATCTGGAGACGAACTGTGAATCGTTGGTGCAGTTGGAAGTTGAAACGTCTTGCCTGGGCCAATGCCGCCAATTCTGCTGGCCCAATCACCGCTGGCGTTGGGTCGGTATGGGATGGCGAAGGCCGTTGGGACTCGCTGTGTGGTACGCGCCTATTCTTTCGCGTAAAATAATTATCACCCTTCCCACTTCGGGAAGGGAATTTAAAGAGGTTATCATGAACAACACTTTATCACAACTGCTAATCTGGACTATCGCCGCTATCATCGGCACCGTCATTATGATGTCAAGCGCAAAGGCGCAAACTGATATTTGCGGCAGACTTATTTCTGAGAATGGCGAGATTTATTATGGCAACTCAAAAGGCGATTATATATCACCTGAAGTTTGCGCTCAGAAGAAGGCGGAAATGCAAAAGCAGTATCATGAAGATCAATCCATATCTCAGGCCGCGCTGATTGAATTAAGTATATCAGCCATCATCTTTCTGATCGTTTTTATGCTCATTATTAAACCAAATAATGACAGCAACCGTCATATTCCTCTCAAAAGAAATTAAGGCTATAATACGGTTGTCGACAAAACGAGGACCGTAAAATGCCAAGGCTAATATTCAAAAACAACTTTGAGGTCGCGCTTGCTCAGCCAACGACGACTTCAGACACCACAATTACAATCCGCTCAGGGTCGGGCTTTCCGACCTTGGCCGCAAACGAGCGTGTAGTGGCGACAATCGTCGACGCTGCAACAGGCCTCCAATTCGAAATCATCACAGTAACAGCCGTCGTTGGTGATGTCCTGACCGTTCAGCGTGCACAGGAAGGGACTGCAGCGCGTGCATGGGCGGCTGGCGACATGCTTTCCATTCGAACAACTGCTGCGACTTTGACGGGTACTGTCCGAAACTTTGGCGTAATTCCTAATGGAGTAAACCTTAACGCGCTGAACGGAAGCTGGTTCGGGCAGTATTACCAACTGGCTGATTCTGGGGCATCAATATCACTCAACTATCCTGTCGCACAAGCGGGAATACTTGAAGTTTTACAAACGGGAGTTTCAACGAACGGATGTGTTCAGCGATACACACCTTACAACACTAACACTGTATACCAGAGGCTGTATAATGCCATCACATCAACTTGGTCTGATTGGGTTCAAGTTTATAATACGCAAAGCGTTATACCAGTCGCAAATGGCGGTACAGGACAAACGACCATCCAAGGGATGAAGTCTGCTTTTGGATTCGGAACGGTCGCTGATCAAAACATTGTTCCCACTTCAATGGGCGGTACGGGATCAGCAGACAATGCGCAGGCATGGCTTAACATTCGTCCACAAGGGTCGACTCCGCTGGCTGGCGACCCTGTGAATGATTATGATGCCGCAACTAAGCGTTGGGTTGAGAACTTAGTAAATACTGGCACCGTTGGCCCAAGCATGAACGGTGTTATGAACTATGGCGTCGGTGACTTCCACTTACGCGACAGTCGTGCTTATATTCAACCATATGAAGTCGTTGCTGATGGGCAGTTGTTAAACCGCGCTGACTGGCCTGAACTTTGGGCGTATGCGCAAATGCTTTCTCCTATTGCTGATGCCGACTGGCTTGCTGACCCAGCGAAACGCGGCAAGTATTCACTTGGTAATGGCACAACGACATTCCGTGTACCAGACAGAAATGGTGTCCAGACCGGTTCCATACAAGCCTTATTTGGCAGGGGTGACGGCGGTAATTCATCGGCCAACGGAGTCGTTTCTGAGTCAGGTGCACCAAATATAACTTACTCCGCGCCGCACACAATGGTCACGTTGGCTTCTGCGCCAAGTCAGGTGGCGACTAATGGCGCTTTTCAGTCGATCACTTCTGGGGACTCTCCAGCAGCAGCAGGTTCTGGTTCAAGATTCATACAAACAAACTTTGACGCTTCTCGATCAAGCCCTGTATACGGAAGATCAGCAGCGGAAATCGTTCCGCGTAACTTTGTTGGCGTTTGGGTGATTCGTGCATCGGGTGGCTTTGTTGCCGCGAATACGACTTGGAGCGTTATTAATGGTGACGCAGTAAAACCTGCAACCGGAACGCTTGTCAGAGGCGGCAGTGTAAAATCTGAATATAAAATTGGCACCAACATTGCGTATCAAGCATTCTTGCAAGCATACGGTAAGATTGATGGATTAACGTCTGAACAAGGTGCTGTGATATCTAATGGGGTGCAAGAATGGAAGTTTGCGCAAGATGGCACATTTTATTTCCCTAACTCCATAAATCAAATTGGCACGGAAAGGACAGACGGGGCGCTGAATGTTAATGCATATCTCAGACCAAAAGACCTTGTTGCGCAACCGTTAAACTCAGTAGGCGTTGCAGCGTATGAAAGCAACGGCATGAGGATGATAAACTTCAACCAGTCAACACCTGGGTATGTATCATATTTTTCAGGGGATTGGTATGCTGGCAGCTATACATTCGGAGGCGTTCGAGGCACTGGAACTGATTTGATGCACGCGCAAATATCCATAAACAATGGGCAAGGCGCTGCAGCAGATTTCAAATTCATGCCTGATGGTACTGCTACTGCAGGGAACTGGGTCAGCACGTCTGATGAGAGGGTCAAGACAAATATTCAAAGGATCTCCGACCCGTTAGGAAAGATGAGATTGATCAAGGGTGTGACTTGGGAGCGCCTTGATAAGTCAGAGAAACCGAATGGCATCGGATTTATAGCTCAAGATGTAGAAGGTGTATTTCCTGACGCAGTAAAAACTTTGAAATATTCAAACACGGAACTCAAGGATGGGACTGTTGTCGAAGATATCAAGTCAGTTGACACTTACGGCGTTGCAGCGGCACTGCACCACGAGGCTATTCTCGCATTGATGGATCAAATAGATGAACTCAAGGCAGAGATAGCCGCGCTGAAAGCAGCGAAATAATTCACTCAAGGCGCTGAAAAGCGCCTTTACTTTATGCGCTATTAAGTTATACTCATTATACGTTAACAAGTGAGGTGTATTGTGAAATTTGAAGATATTGATAAGGCTCATAAAGCAAAAGCGTTGCCTAAATATGTGATTTGCGGAATTGATCCTGAAGACAACCGCTTGGTTTTCTTGAAACAAGTTGATAGCAATGATTCTGGCGACGCAGTTAATTGGTGCATCCCTTTGTTTGAGACAGCAGAAGAAGCCCAGAAAGTATTGTCAGAAAGCAATCTGCCTAAACACTACAACGTGATTTCACAAGATGACATGGCAAAATTAGTGTTTAATTTTATGGATATTGGGAGAAGGTTCTAATGGAAATTAAATTATTGTCCGATTTCGTAAAAAGTATTGAAGCCAAAGGCATGACAATCAAGGCTAAGAAAGGCGGCATTGTCTGCATTGACAAACAACAAAGCGATCAAGGCATATCACTTGATGACATCAAAACTATGCAAAAGCTTAATAAGAAAGGCGACTTGCACAAGTTCTTGAAGGATATTGGAGCGGTGGACAATGGATAAAGAGTCACGACGCTTTGCATTTTGGGGCACGGTATGCATTGCCGCGCTGTTTGGTATCGCTTATGCAATTGCTTACGCTGCAGCGGCATAAATCATGATCATCGATATTGAAAAGGCTCTCAAGCGCGAATTGACGCCAGGTGCGACTCCTGGCGAAGAAGCCTACTACCGACCGAAGGCGCAACGCACCAATGAGATTCCGGTCGTGAAGCGGACAGTGAATAAGAACGGTCAGCGGTCGCGACCGCGCTCTATCCGGTCCGGTGAAAGGCTGAAAACGATTCGCCAGTGTCTACAACGACTCGAAATCATGGGTTGTCGCGCTTATATCGACCCTGATGGAAAGGTCATGGTGAGAATTGGCAATAGTACACAACTACAAGACGGATTGCCTTGCGGCGAATCCAGACCCATAGCAAAGACCGACCGTGTGGCTACTGGCCGCGAGGTTGAGGAAAGTTGGTTGGGTGCTTTCTTATTAAAATATTGAGGTCGACATGAATAAAAATGAATCAGTAGCATTCTTGCAATGGCTTGAAGGTGTGGTGGAGTATTACGCTCCAAAAGACCGTTTCATCTTTCAAGGTAAAAGCTTCAAGCGCAAAGGCCAAGCCGAGAAGGCAGCGCGCAAGTACTGGAAGGAAGTTTATTCAGAGTTCTTTCAGCACATCGGCACAGCTGGTATCGATTGATGAATCCAATCGTTACAATTAATAAACCGATTTGAATGCCGCGCTATGCGGCTTTATTATAATTTAAGTTAATCACCCTCATGAAAGGTAATGATATGTCAAATAAGAATGATTCTATTCACAATACATATACTAAAGGCAGCGGAATGGCCTTTGGTGGCAGTATCAAAATTGACGCTCCATCTTGCGATTCTGATGGATTGGAAGTCGGCAACCGAGACTTAACATGGGTTTTACGTCGCCAATCCGATTTAGAAGAGAAGCTGGAAAATATTGAGCGTTCTCTTGAAAGTCTTCGCGACCAGCTTTTTGGTTGTCCTGAAGATGATTCAAAACCTGGACCATATGCATCCAATCATGGTTTGATTGATAATATGCTTGCTATTACCGCTCGATCAATTGGTAAAACTGTGTCCATTGAATCATTGATCAGTCAGATTGCGGATGGCTTTGGTGATGCCCATAAGAGTGAATAGTGGGTGTTGCTGATTTAACCGTGAATCGTGGGTCGCTGTGGCGGCCCTTTCTTTTGCCTGCCGCGCAGGAGTGTACTGCAAATTTACTGTGGGCACAAAATAGTACGGTACTGTCTAGGACTTTTTCTTTGAAAAGTTAGTGGACCAAATGTGTCGTATTTTGATTAGTGTACTGCAAATTTCATCAAGTACCAAAACGCACCAAAAGACCCATGCCCTAAAAACCACACGAACGCAATAATCAATCGCCGTTACAGTTTCCAGCGTTACAATTAGAAAGCGAATGATTCGGCGCATAATAATATGAAGCATAATAGTTCGAAAGCGAATGATTGCGCGCAGAATAATATCGGTTGGGATTATTCTAGATGTCGGTAATTTCGCATGCGTACTATTTTCGGGCGAAGGGTCGGCATATTTCTCGTTTTAGTTCGGAACGAAGGGAAAGTTTTGCGCCTTTATAAAACAACGACTTGCGCGACCCGCCTTAACGTTCCGATATAGGTGTCTATATAAAACAACGACTTACGCGATGTTCTCCATTTAACGTAATACCTGTTATGCGAACTAAGGCGCATCTCGATGAAGATTATGCGACGAAGAAGGGAAGGATAAAGGAGTTTTCGCGGAGAAGCGCATCGAGATAGGGGCGAAGAAAAGCCGCGACTAAGCGCGGCCTATTAGTAACGGTGGGTGATTATAATTAAAGGAATAATCCGGCGCGTTTAATTTGCCCAAGGACGTTATCGCGACGGCGACGCATAACCGCGTATTTAACTTCTTCTTCGTATCCCCAGCCGCCGATGGATAACATCGAGTTCATATTATCGCATAATTCCTTAAGCTCGCGAAACATATCGATTACGGCGGAGCGATGGGCGCGCGCGTTAAGAGAGTTATTCATATTAATCATTTTCTTCTCCTTAAAGGCTTACGATTTTAAAGAAAGTTACTTCGCCGCCGAGTTGCGGTACAGCGATATATTCGCCGCCGATTTCGGTAATCGTATAAACGAAGCCGTTAATCGTTACGCGGTAGGATACGATGTCCTCGTCGCGATACTTGTAAAGGTCGAGGAAGTTGATCGGCTCATAAATAGCCTCGATAGTCGCGTCGACGTTAAAAAGATAGACGTGTTTAAGTTTTTCACCAAATACATTGGAGTTTTCGGAAGTCTCGACGCGAGCGTCGCGGATAGCGGCTAAAGTAATCATAATATTCTCCTAGTTAGTCGGGAGGGTAGCGACCTATTCGCTACCTCATCCCCTCTCGATATAAAACATTATAGTCTTAGTGTACGAATAAGTAAAGCACTTTTTCGTTATTTTGCGATAAAATATTTATAAGCCTTATCGCCTTCTACGTCGATATACTCGACGATAATTAATTCTTCGCCGCGTGGCGTAACCGTCTCGATAAGGGTAACGGCTTCGTCGTCGGTCTTCGCGAAGCGGATTGCGCTACGTTCGGCATACTTAATATCGTCGAAGGATAATCCGACGAAGGCGACGGCGCGCGCTTTAATAATGCTCGTTTCGAGTTCCGCGTTAACGGCGGCGATAAGAGAGCGAACGGTTAAGCGGTCTTCGTCGTAAGTAAGGATAGAAGAGATTAAAGTGGTCATAATAAAACTCCCGGTGCTAGTAGAAGGAAGGGCCATCGCCCGTCTCGATATGAACAAGTATACGCGAGTGTACGAAGAAGTAAAGAAAAAAGATAAAATAATTTATCGCATTTTTATCGAAAAAGTGCTTTACTTTTTTCTACACTATATTATAATGTACTCATATCGGGACGGGATGAGTTAACGAATAGGTCGTTAACGCCTCTCCCCAACTAGGAGTTTATTATGG